GACAAATATATACAGGATAATAAAAGTTAACATTGTTTTTCTTCCTCCTTTACTCTTGTAGTGAATTGACACATCAGCCCATCGTTTTCTGACCAAATGAACGAAGCACTTGCTCGATTCTTCTCGACAAAGCCCATCTCCCAATGCCATTTATCAGAAGCGCACAAACTTGGCAACATACGGATTACAGTATGAGAGCCAAGAGTATCAGCCTGCATGAACTCATATTCCATAATTTTATGGAGATGACCAGTATGAATCTCATGAAAATCAGCATCAGCCCACTCATGTTTGAATATCTCAGCAAAAATACCGCGTTGACGTTCCCAAGAAGCTTTCCTTAGTGGATGAGAAAAACCGATACAATTCTTACCCCATCGATAGATTTTTCTGGATGCTGGAGCATAGTCTACAGTTACACCACTATTGTATTTTCCATTTAGGTCCATATAGTGTGCAGCAAGTGCTCTGGTCAAATAATATGAAGTATGTGGATCATGATTACCAGGAATCCACAACAAGTGTACTGGTGCTATTTGACGAAATCGCTCTATGCCGCGAAACAAGGACCAATATCCTGTTTCAAACACTTTCAGTAAACGACCTTCAATATCTAATCGATGTTTTCCCATTGGTGTTTGATATGTAGGGTCATCACAGTGGAACCAGTCTTGACCTATAGGTATAATAATTTGACCTATATTGAACTGTGATGCTTTATTGAGGACATCAATAGCTGCAGCATCGAAGAAGTCAGCACTGATCTTAAGGTCCCAATTTTCATCTACTTCTGGCTTCCATGCAAGCAACCCATGATGCTGATCATATGGGCACCACTCAAGTAATACAGATTCTTTTGACATCTTATATTTATGTATAGATGGTTTATACTTACCACCCAGAAGACGATTACATAAGGAAGTAATTGCTTGTTCTGAAATTGAACGCCGTTTCAATTGAATAGAAACATGGACATTTGTATATGTAACTGGAATATCTTCACGGTCTTTATTGTCTCGTTTACGGAGTTTCATGGTAACTTCACTACTTGATACTCTGACACTGTGGACTGCCCAAACAGATATATCTATCTCACACTCTTTAAGGAGCTTCTCTGGGTTTTTGATGTCAAGCCAGCGAGGTGGTTTATTTTTTGCATGGCTAACATGTATATCCAAAGAACCAACACTTTCACCGAGGACAGTTTGAACAGTCTTTTTATCTGATGTATTGGTCACATTCAGAATAGGAACAACTGAAGACTTATTATTTTTTCTGGTCTTTGATACCAATGATTCTGATATTCCAAGACTTTCTGCTATATCTTTTCCTCTTTCCCCTGCTTGGAGTCTTATAATAATTTGTTCTGCTATTATCTTATCGGGTGTTCTTGACATATTATAAATCCTTTAGTTCCTGGTAGACGTGGTAGAAGAATGACTCGACATCACTAGTCTTCGAACGGAAATTCTTACCTACAAACAGAATCGGAATCCTATACTTCATCACTATCTGGCACAAAAGCCAATATAGCGTTTGCTTGGTCATCTCGGACTTACCAATATGTCTGAGAGCATCTGCAATGTTATCAGCAGAGTCTTCAACTACTATAATTGCAGTCCTTACTTCAGATAGTCTTTGAAGAACCTGCTTGAACCATTTCCTGTTTCTACCGGATACATCAGTAAGTAGTTCATTGATACTGGCTTTCCTTTCAATGACAAACACATCTTCGAAACCCTCGAATGAGTAATCTCCAACCTCAAGTTTATTAGTCTTAGTCTTGAAATCGGAGAACTTCCACGGTTTCTGTTCGCGCGTGTCTATTATAATGACCGGTTTCAAACCGCGATTTTTATGTCGTTTTGGCAAGAATGTTCTCAAAGGATTTCTTCTCCTCCCAATTTGTATCAGACCATTTACAATCAACCAAAAATTTGAATCTATGTTTAGCAAGTTGTAGTATATTCTCCATATAATCTTTCAGATGAAGAACAAAATCAACATTCTCCTCGGGATGTGTTGATTTAATTTCTATTAGGAACTCGTCGTGGATAGGAACGAGTATATATGCTGGTCTCTCGAAATCTTCTATATACTCATCTATCTTGATGAAGGCAATCTTGGTTACTTGTGCACAACCACCCTGAATAAGCGAATTTACCGCTTTATATGCTTGCTTGAAATCCATATGATAACGTTTGCCAAACCAATCTTCCACATATCCATCATCTTTCAATTGTAGAGCACATTTCTCCTGGCATTCACCAATGAGTGGAAATTCATTCATATACATGTCATGGAATTTTACAGCTTTAGTTTCGGTTGTCTTGAGTGCTTGAGCAAGACCACCAATACCCATACCATAAATGATTCCAAAATTGATGGACTTGATTTTGCTTCTTTCTGCTGAAAATGTCTTATGGTCCTCGGGCACACCAGTAATGAGTGTGGTCATATATGAATGTAAGTCTTCGCCGTTCGCATAGGCTTTCAAAATTCTCTTATCACCAGCAAGAAGTCCGAATAATGCCATTTCCATCTGCTTATAATCAAGGAAGAACATGAGAAATCCTTTTCGCACACGGAAACAAGCACGAATCGGATTATGTCCTACTGCACCAGTACTCGGACGAGGAATATCTTGCAGATTGGGGTCACGACCTGCCATTCGACTGGTTCGTGTATCAGACGGATTTATCGTGTAGTATATGATACCATTACTGTGCAATGCTCTAATACGTAATGGTCTCAGATATGAGCCAACAGTATTAGACAATGATCGGTATAATAGAACCGAGTCAGTGAATTTCTTGATTTGTTTATCTTCAGTAGTCTCAGATAGTTTCTCAAGCACAATCTTGCCAGTAGTAAGTGAACCTTTCTTCATGAGAGATTCTTCAGGTACACCCATCTTAAGTAAACATGCAAGAGTCTTCTTTGCAGTTGGCTTGAATTCGGCTCCTACCATTCTACTTAGACGATGCATAGTCTTAGCAATTTCTATGTTGCACCTGGTGGTTTCGGCCAATGCCATCTTTGTATCAAACAACATGCCACGAGTTTCCATCCTTGAAACAATCTCCGTAATTCTACGTTCTCGTTCATACAATTCTGGGTAAATTGTATCTATTTCCGGTCGCAACCTAACATTTAAGATGTAGCAAATGAATACATCCTGCATGGCATACTTGGATATAATATCATCAGGTATGAATGAATAGTTGACATATTCTTTTGGGTACCCTGCTTTTGTATATGTCCTCTTAAGCCTTGTCAACACAACCTGAAGATCAGACTTCCAGCCAGACAACTCCGGACAAATAACTTCACATAAGTCATCCAAACTGAATTTCTTCATCCTGTCCCAGTAGATTCTTGACATTGTCAATGTGCAATTGATAGTAGGAGCAAATCGAATACCGTTGGTAGTCAATGTGCGCATATCAAACTTGGAGTTATGTGCAACCTTGTGCCCTTTAACCCCGAGAATTCCTACTATTTCGTCATACATGTCAGTACCGAGTCTACCCCAGAACAACGCAATCTTATCTTCATATGGAATAGCAAGAGATAAACCAACTATCGCTGGATTGTTAACTTTGATGTCTGTGTTGTTACCGATATGCAGGTAAGTCGGTATACCGAGAGTAAGACCAGTAGTTTCCGAATCGAATCCCATGGCTTGATATATAGGATCAGAATTGTGGTTAGTCCAGTGTTGGAATATCTTGTGTTGTTCAGCGCAAGACTTCTTGAATTTCACTGACCCATTATAGAGGTCAAGAATCATCTTACTAGAATCAATCATCTTGCAGGTCCAAACTTGTACATCACATGTTGTAAACTTACTTTGGTTATTGTGAATTTTCTATTACCAATCTTAGCAAGTTCTCTCAAAGCATACACAGACGGTTCTGACCAATCATGTGTATGTTGACTCAAATGGTAAGCAAGAGTCAAACCCTGATTGGAGTCCGGGTCGTAATCTACAATCATAACCCCCTTCACACGGTATTTCGGGTTAAGAATAGTAGTCAGTATGCTTTTGAAAGCAGAGAAACAATGAAGTGAATTACCAAAGAAGACAACATCTGGAAAATAAATATCCAGTATTTGTTCAATATTGGTAGTTGTAACTGTCCACTGTGTAGTCTCTGGGATAGGAGATTTATCTATACCAACATAATCAAATAGTGGAACTTTCTTATTTGCTTCTTTGAAAATGCTCTTGAAAGGCATCAATCCACAACCAATATCCAAGATAGTTATTTTACCTGGATAGGAAACTTTGTGATAGAATGCCCCCGTTTTCCATTTTAGTAGGCTCACCTGTTCAGCCATGGCACCAAGATAGTGTTCCATTCTATTCTCGGTTACCCAGTCAGGAACACGACAATTACCACGTTGAGAATAGAAGTAATGAGCCATGTCAAAGTAGGTATACTCAATGAGATTATGCATGTCAACAAGCAAAGTCTTCAAAGATATACCAAAATATCGACACAAGTTATCTTTGGTATCATTGACTACAGATGAATCATCATTAGATATGATTGCTTGGTGTAAGAAGCAAACCATCTTATAATAAGAAACCATGTCATAGAAACGGTGTTCATACTTGGATCGTCTGTTGATACCGAACATCTGTTGTCTCCTCTAAAAGTATACGTTCGTCTGTTTACAGTCAAGAACTGTATCTTTATCTTGCTGCGACAAACCGTAGAGTCCCTGGGTTGTAATTAAGAAGTCTCTAAAGCTTGTAGTTACGTATGACATGCTTCTCCAGTAATAACCGAATGCCTTGATTAACGGTAAACTCCAGTATTTACCGATAAAATGCACATCTCTGCATATGGTATCAAGTGGTACAAAGTGTTGAGGAAAAGGTCTAATTCCAAGTTTAACACAGGTTGCAGCCCTGTAGAATGCTTCATCAAACGTATCATGGAAATTGAAGATGCAATATGACATTATGCTTGATGGCCGCACACCAGCATCAATCAACATTTGAATTGCTTTAGTGAATACCTCTTTTTCTGATAATCTGTCGAACGACAGTCTCAAACCTTCTTTATAGAATGAAACCCTTGCAAGGGCTACACAAACTTTCGGTGTTACATGCTTTGGATCTAACCCGTTATCTATTATTACTTGCTTACCAAGTTCACATAGATAATTGGCAACATTACAAACATGCTCGGTCGGAAACGATGATATGTTGTTATCACTAATCATTGCATACTGTTTGCTTGCTACAATATGTTCTCGCCAATTACTCACAATATGCCTATTTGGTTCTAGTCTCCATACACCACAATAGGCACATTTGTTAGGACAACCACGTGAGGTAAATGTAAACGAGAACTCATTCCATGGGCTTGCTATTTCCCAGTCTACATGTTGATAGTCAGGTACACATTGATCGAGTACATCAGACGTACCAACAAATACATTGATACCCTCTGGAAACATCTCAGGTATGAGAGAAGCACAGATACCACCGACAATAATTGGTACATGCTGATCATATGACCTGACCTCACTGATGGCAAGTAGAACTTGAGGTAGATCATAGGTAAACAAAGAAGAAATACAAACAAGATCACATGGGTATGATTTATAATACCTATGATATACAAACTGTTTACCGCTGATATATGTAGCAATCTTGGCCAAACCGAGCGGTAGATATTTACGGCTGTAGTTCGGTTCAAGCAAAAGCACAGATTTTGCTCCATCTAACATCCGAAGCATCTGTTGCTCATTTATCGTTGGCAACTGGTACTCCTTTGAATTTGTCCATCAATATGCTGAGCTTGATGACCCAATCTTTCGAACCTATCAAACTTGAATGGAGGAAGCTGGCTGGATGTTTAACCGAATGTAGTTTGCAATCTAATCCTTTCATGACATCATATTTCACAACAATATCCCTTGGTGTTGTACCGAGGGTTACCACCAGTGCAGGTTTTATTATCTGTAGCTCTTGAATCAGAAAATGAATACAGTGTCGAATCTCCTCTGGTGTAGGCTGTCGATTCTTATCCGGATGACAGTGGATAATGTTTGATATGAATATATTCTCCCTTGTCAACCCACTCAGTCGTAAGGCGGCATCAAGCATATAGCCAGAACCACCAGAGAATGGAATCTGTGTTGCCATACATGGTATACCAGGAGATATACCTATGAAGAAGATTCTGGCATTCAATGTACCAAATCCAATGACAGATTCAGTGAACGCTTTGATATTCAGACCTTTACAACATTCACAGTTTCTTATCCGTTTATTGACCACCTTCATCAAACATGATTTCTTGTATAGTTCCTGTTCATATTCAAAACAGGTCATATACAATGACTCATGTTCAAAATCCATCATCCGTGATAAGGCAACAACTTTGTCGTGTCTGATTGACATCTATTCTACAGTCTGAAAAGTGGACATATCTGGATATCGTCTTATCACAGGACAATCCTTCTGGTTACAATTACCTTCACGCATGGCATTGTTCCGCGGATGATTACAGCATGATGATGAAATGTCAAACACAGTGTGACTATCTCTTTCTTCACCTTTCCATGAAAAGAATGAACAAAGTGGGGCAGAAGAAGTTTTAGGTATACTTTGTGTATTCATCGATTGTACACCTACAGATGGTACATGGTTTGTTTCTGTAACTTTTACCAGATTTTGTCTTTCTCTTTCTGTTAAAGCCATATAGACCATACCATCCAAAGCACTGTCTTTGATAGTCTTTGTTAACCTATCAACCTCCATGGGGTCATCCTGGAAAATCTCAAGTAGTTCAAATATGTTGCCATATCGTGCCATCTTCATCACGGTAAAAATCATAGTTATATCGAATGCAGTTAATTCCTTACGCAGGATGATAGATGAAATCATAGCAGTATCTTTGAATACATTCTGACTACTTCTTTCATATACTGCTCTTCTTGCCCGGTGTGTATTAAGTGCATCTTCCAACATACCTTTTACTACTTCGTTCGGGTCATTACCATGTTTGAGTTTGTCCTGATTGGTATTATTGTTGTCCATCTTTTTGTCCTTCAATAATTTGTTGATATAGACGAGTGCAGTGTTCACATGTATCAGAACACGCATCACTACTACAAGCAGGATTTAGGAAATATCTCTTATCAGCAAGAAACTCGATTGGGATATTCGGATATTTCTGAAGCATTTCCTTCTGAATTTGATTCTGTCCTTGATTTACATACGTAGCTTCGAGTTGACCCCACAATGCAAGCAGATTACCAGACCCCTTACCGGTGATATACATCTGACCCACATTGCGAATGAATTCTGCTGGATGAGTTCTACCTGTAATCTTGAATCTTGTAATACCAGTCTTTTGGGTGTAAGCCACAATCCAATCAGGCAGAATAAACTTGGCTTTCAACCATGCTTCAGGGTGTTCAAATCGTGATGGTCTACAAACATCCATCGGATTCCATGTTTGATCTGTACATTGGGCCAAGTAGCAAGATTGCCTATACAGCCCTTCACACTCAATACCGCCAATTGTACAGAATTCATTGACAAGAAGCTCAAGTGGTATAATTTCGTTTGCACGAGCAAGCCATTCGGTGTCACGGTTTCTCCATAAGGCAGGACAAACCGAGATAACATTAGGCCAGTGTTTCTTTATCCACTTGAGATGTGCTATGGTGTGTACATTCATGATTGTACTAATTGTGACAGGTAGAGTAGGTTGTCTCACAACACGACCAAAATTGTTGGTGGATGATACCAGAAGATCCATTATTGCAGGATGAGATACTATCAGAGAATCGAACATATATCTGTTATATGAGTTTTGTATCCAATTGACTACATCGGTGTAGTTTGAGGCACCATCTCTGAAGGCTGGCACTAATGAGTTCATTGTCCATGTTATCTCAACATTTGCATCCCTGAGAAGTTCTATGCCATCCATATAATCAGACATAGTTACATCTACTTCACGTCTGCGAGGTCGAGTAGAACCAAATGGGTTTAATATACCAGGGGAACCATATACTCTGGCTATCCTGTTTGGATAACCATTATCCCTCTGAAAGGTCACCAGACCAATTATTGCTTTTACGTGGTCAGAACTGAAGTTACAACCGATGTTTAGGTTTGACACTATAAGGGTCTCCAAAATTGAAATGACTTTGTTTTGCAGCCAACATCATTATTCCGAGAACGACGATAGTCCTATCTCTCGTCGAGAGTTTGGACTTCATCTTCCTGTCAGGATTATCGGGTATCTGGTTGTTCGATTCACTCATGCTCGCCTTTTCATCGGAATCATCAAACCCTGTTTCCTGAAGTAATTCTTCCACAGTGCTATAGTCTTCATCGTTGCTCGAGACTTTGGAAACTTACTCTTGAGCAAGTTCATTACCAAATCATCCGATATTAAAGAGTCTTCATTGTATACCTCAAAAAGATAGCCAATTTCCGTTTTGAACTCAACATCCATTAGCCTTAATCCATTAAACACGTTTTTCGTACAACGTAATATACTCTATTAAAAATCTATTAGAGTGCCTAAATATATGCCAATTTGTGCAAATATATCGCAAATCGGATAATCTCCAAATATAAGTGATAGGAAGAAATCCTTTTCTCCCTACCACCGATGAAAGGGAGGCAGATGCCATTATGACCATGTTGCTGTTGCACCACTCGATGCAGCAGTAGTCTTTGCTGTTAGTATGCCACCAGCAAATGTCATTGTAATGCGCCAGTTTGCTCCATCATCGAGAGTCAACACGGAAGATATTCCATCAGTACCATTTAGGTTGAATGCTGTGAGTGCACGAATCTTACCTGCAACTTCAAGAAGCTCGTTTGGTACTTCGGTACCGATGCCAGTTTTACCGCTATTCTTTATGGTCATTCTTATTGTTGATGTACTAGAGCCATCTGGTACTGTGGAGAAAACCAATTTACCAGGACAATCGGAAGTATCTCCAGCAGTGTCCCATTCTCCGTCAGCTTTTGCTTCAAATTGTGCAGCTATTTTCCATGCAGAGTTCACAGCAGAATACCCACTAAATATGAAGGAACCTAGTTTATCGCCATCCTGCACAACAGTAGGTACTGCAATAGTTCCTCTTGCATGTCGAACATAGAACTGCGAACAGTTAGTGGCAGTATCAGAGTACGTTTCAAAAGCTACTCGCATAGGGCCAGTTTGGTCTTGTATTGATAATGCCATAGCACCTGACGCACTACCTCGTATTGATAAAATATCGACGGGTCCGGTAGCAGCTATACCACTGGCAAGACCTATTCCAACATATCCTGCAGATGAGACCTTCAGGCCACCTGTCAAACCACCAATAGTTCCTCCACTTGACAGAAGAATATCTGCAGTATAATCAAAACTGTCTCTATAGATATGCAACCCATAACTTGTAGTTGCAATGTTTGCTTGGAAATTCTGAGATATTCTAAGTCCAACAGCAAGTGTAACTGCAGCACCTGATTGACCATCCAAAATAACTTCCATTCCACGAAAAGTTACTACTGTTTTGTTCTTGGCATCTGCGTCGATTGATGCACCTTCAAGTGTGGTAATGTTACCACCAGTCAGATCAGATAGGGCAGCTCGAGCTTTAACCTCGATACCACGAATGGTACCTGTCGAAGCGAATGGTCCGTTGGTAGCTACAAAATAACCGGCACGTAAAGTACCTGTCAATGGATTAGTAACCTGTATTGCATCTGCATAGATACAGTTAGCACCACCAGCGCCTGTATTATCCAAATCGACAAGTAGTTTACCGGTGAGAGTAACTAATCCAGTGGAACCGTCAAATATGGTCGGTATCACATACAAGTCAGGACATAAGAAGATTCTGGTGATATGTGCAGCAGTTGTAGTCTTAGCTATACCAATAGGTTGTGGATACGAACTTACCGGTGTAACTGTCAACCTACCAGCAGTTGAACTCAAATAAATATAGTTATTTGCAGTGGCACCGAGTGCACCACCAAGTGCTGTATCGTTATAATCAATCCAACCAAATTTTTGGACCTTTACAGATGCACCTATTCCAGCGGCAGTAAGTGTAATGCCTATGCAAGGTCTTTTGGTTATAACATCTGCATCTGCTTTACTCACTTTGCCAGTAGAAGAGATATATACTGATTCATATTGTATGAGTACTTCTTCAGCAATGAAGGTCATCACAAAGCCTGCATCAAGGCTTGTCAATACCCCGTTTTCCACTGCTCCCCAATTACTTGCACCTGTATCGAGTAGCGGGAATAAACCTTCACTTGTATAGGCGATTGTCATAACTAACTCCTTGAATCATCTGGTTGGATACTTCGTTTATCTGCCTGTGTCAAACTTCCCGGTGTTAACTTTACCACTACCGGATCATGCCCATCCCTCATTGCAAGTGTAATTGTTTTTGTATATGTTAGATCAGTTGATGCATCAACATGTTCAGATTCTGAATATATCACAGTACCACCTACTTCTTCTACGGATAAATCCATGGATGAAATACCAGGGTCACGTGCATAAGAACCCCATAAAACAGAATCTACACCACCTATATTGAATCCAGATTCTTTACTGGCAAGATTTACCACTACATCAAAATCGTCAGTAGCATAGTCCTCAACCCCTTCACGTCCAGCTATTCTAGCAATCGATACTGGGGCAGGTTTTGAGTTGTTACCAATAATAGTATAAGTAACAGGTGTCACATCTTCAACCTGCTGGACATCAGACCCGTAGAATGTCAAAACTTTGAAATACATGATTTTGCCAATATCTTCAACATTGTAGGTAAAGGCAAAATCAGGTATTAGTGTATGCCAAACTGTACCAACGCTATGACTAGATGGAATAGTATTAAATAGACCGCGTATGAAGCAAGACACATCGAAATTAATACCATTCTCTACTACTGTCTTGTATGCTACCACCTCACTGCCTATCTTCATAAGAGATAGATTGTTAAAAAATCGAAGATCGGAGCAAGATTCCAATGATAAGAAAGTTACATTCTGCGATACAGTCACAGCATCATCCGGTGAATATATCACTGATCTCTTACTGCCCAATGTAGTAACAAGTTCACCATCGAGATTACAGTCCAATATACTCGATGTACAAACACCAGCAAGATTATAGGAAATATCGTCATAGGAGTAGTATATTACAAACCCATTGAAATACTGATCCTGCGGACAAATATGAAAGTTTACTTCTTGTGCATTCCTGCCTTCAGTGAAATATACACTTGGTGATACAAGTGTAGGTTTGACATAACTCACATGTTTATTTACAGAATAAGCTTGATCTGGACTGAGATATAAAAACTGCTTATCACTTATAGCTTCAACACCGAGTCTACTACCATTAACAGCTTCTACTATTTTAGAAATACGAACCCTATGTCTATAAATGCCAAAGCCATCAGACAAGTAACCAACTTGTCCAACTTTCAAAGCCATATTACGGTATGCCAAAGTGAAACTATAAGTAGAGAACCTATACATTGATTCTGCCAGAAGTCTATAGGCGGTTTTAGTAGCAAGTTCTGCAGAAGTGAAACCCCTTAAATCCATAGTCCTGTTTCGGACTATACCTGTTATTCTCTGATCAACTGCGTCATTCACAGTGACAAAAGAATACGAGTCTTTAGCACTATGATCAGTCCACTTCACTATGATTCTGTTGAACGTATCCTTAGAATCACGTTTAGAGACAAGCACAGGTGGATTACCACCTTCAGAATAGAGATCATCTCTCTCTATGGAGAATTCCGTAACTTGATATTTCCAGACCCCAAACTGTAGTCCTATACTCATTATCCAAGCCTCATATATCCAAAGTAGTGACTCATTATGTAATCAAGCCAATCAAGTAATGGTTGTCTTCGATCTATTATTATTGCTAGACCAATACCATTATCTTCACAATGCTGCCATACTGATTGTGCTGAATCATTGTTTATCAGTGAACTACTAATACCACCACCATATCTCGTATTAGTAATTAGATCTTTCTGTATATCTATTGGATTCCAAACCTGAACTTCTTCCGGAACTCTACTATTTACTTCTGACATTGCCATATCCAAAAATGGCATAGAAGTATCTAAAACCCAACCCCTCAAAAAGTTAAGTTCAAGATCGAGCATTGATACATTACATAGTTTTCCACCTTCACCGATTGCAAGATCATGTAACACAAATAGATAACCACCAATTCTTTTAATCTTATGGACTGTTCCGATCGTATCATAATGATATAAGAGACCAAAACCACTAGCAACTCCATACAATGTTGCCCCGATCACAACATCCCTTGTACCACCTACATAAATTGTAGTAAGCGATGGTGAACCTGTAAGTACAAAAATCTCTATTGCATTAAGCGTCTGGCTTCCAACGGTTCCGGATACAACCACACTACCAGGAATTTGGTTTTTCCATACATTTTTACCACTAACTACAACACCACATGTATATACTACATGGGTGTCTTGATCTATTATTAGATGGTTTGCACCATCTGTTCCATTTACAATCCTTGTAGTAGCACCATCAGATTTATTCTTTACTTCTATTATCCTTGGATGAATACCATAAGCCGATGTAGAGGTAATGAATAGTTCATCCCCATAGAAATCACAACCTTCTGGAGTAGGCCAATTCTCAGAAACTGACCATAATTTGGCACCAGTAACTGGGTCTATCTTAAATACGTGGGGGTGTGAATGTAAAGAGCCACCAGTTGCATAGATATATCCATCTATCAGGTCAACGACGATAGTATTACAATAGGAGCTGGCGAAACTCACTACACTAATATAACCAATACCACCAAATGATGTGATCAGATTACCTTCCTTATCACATTTATACATTAGGTCACCTACTGTATAGTAGACAAAACCATTAGGATGAATAACTACATTATAGGCGAATTTACCACTTGGGCCAGCCATTGCAAAGGTCTTCTTCAAAGACCCATCATCATTAAATGCTTGCACTACAGGTGATGAAGAACCCTGACCCGATACAAAGAAATTGAACATGTAAACTGGTTGTGTATTGACTTCAAATGTGAACATTGGTAATGCATCGGAACTACCAATATCATATTCTTGGAAATATGCACAACACAGATTCTTATAGTGTGAAAACTCTTTACCTGTCAAAGCGGCAAGACCAATGTTACCATCACCTCTAAAAATCGTAGCACTACCTATGGAGATTTGATCTTTACCTGCCCATATTGCTCCTACATCTGCAGGTCCTTCACAGATACCTATTAAGAAACTTCTTCTGTATCTAAGTTCTTCTGTGTCTGGTGCCTTGGAACCACCACCCATACCTTTCCCCCCACCTCCCCTTGATTTGTGTTTAATTGTATAAGGATGAGGATCACCAAGTATTATTACATTTCCAGCAGCCTTGCAAGTACCATATATAATAGGAATAGGTGATCCTGACAAAGTCATTTGGGTAGCAAAACTTCCTGCCTTAGGTAGTGAAGTGTCATCAGCAGATTGTGGAAACAACATACTACCAAGATAAGCTCCGACGAAGCCACCAACTATGGCTCCCGTTGAACCCATCGCCCAACCGCCAAGCATTTGGCCACCCAAACCGAATACTAAAGGTATCGCAACAGCACCTGAATTTCTATGTGTTCTTCTGATCATCTTATCCTCGTATCGTTGATACGCCAAACTTGTACAAGTCTATCTTTCCATCTTTTGCAGGAAAGTACTCCATAACAAGTACTTGCTGGATAATAAGAATGGACAAATACCTGATTACTGACAATTATACCAGCATGACTTATTGTCTTGGCAATTTGGAATAAAGCTATATCACCTCTGATTTTATCGGTTATACAAACCTGATCGCAATACTGGGGAATATATTCCAACAGGTGGTTCTTAACAACCCTATGAATGTTCCACTCAAAAGAATATACTGGCATCACAAAATCAGATAAGAATCCCATCGACTTCAGGACACCTATCAATAAGCCAGTACAATCACAACCATTAACAGAAGAACCTCTATGTTTGTAAGGAACCTGCAATCTTGCCCATTCTTCTGCTATTGCAGCAATCCTATTATTTAATTCTATACTCATAGACTTTCCTCTGGTGGTGGAAGATACACAAACCCGAAGAAGTTCTCATGATTATTCCATCTATCTCTACATGTTTCTGGTGTGTAATCACAGCCCGGATAGAAATCAAAGGTAGTACCAACTTGGATTATACTGGAAAATGGTACTGACACAATAAACTTCCCATCCTGTGTGAGAAGTATGTTGCGTCTTTCACCATTACAGTTTCCACTGGTTATTACCATTTCACCATTATTGTATTTCTTAGGATCATCAACAGGCAGAGTAAAGGTAATATCTACAACAGAATAATCATCTTCAGCTGTACTTGTGGTTGTACTAAATTCCCTATAGTCTGCCCTAACCAGTGTACAACCATCATCAAACAATGTATAGTTACAGGATTGCTGGAATGTGTTTCTGGGTACTATGATATTCAAACTGCTCAACACAGAATAGAATGTAATAACTATTTCATTTCTATTTATTTTACAGGTTCCGGTACCAGCAAACAATGGATATTCCATACCAGATGCAGAATTTTGGTCCCATAATGCCTGCTTTAATGAGAGAGTGATACCATCCAATTGATCGTTCAAAGCGGCTTCATATAGTTCAGCAGATATACCTGCTAATCTAACCTCCATACTATCTGCTTCAAGATTCAGATGAAAACTGATTTGACCCCTTGTAAGTGGTATAGACATATATCTGACTGATGGGGTTCCCCAGTCGATGAAGTCATCATGGTTAGTGAACCTATAGATAGTACCAACTTTGGTAGTAAACTCATAAAGTTCACACGATTTTATCACTCCATGCTTTACCAACTCCATCAGTATATCAAGGTTTGTCTTGAGTATGGCAGAACCACTACTCACTCCTCCACCTGTTGCTGTCAGTTCTCTTATTGTGGCTGCCATAGGTTAATCCAAGTTTACTACCAGCTGACCAGCAGAAAATCTAGGTATATCACCCGATACAATTATCTTAGAATCAGATAATACAAAAGACATCAATAGGTTCCCTAATGTCTCGGCATCAAACAAACAGAAATAAGTAACAGTTCCCCAACCACCAGATGCCTCAATGAAGGTAACAGTCAATCCGTTGTCTTTACTACCACCAGAAGCTGGATCCCAAGTAGCAGTAGTAACAGCCACTCTTGCATATCCATTACCTACAGGCTCAGCAAGACCAGTAGCATCATCGAGTGGATTAGCTGTCGACAAACCAACCCACAGGTTGTCTTCCAAAATAAGGTCAAGAATTACATCTTCCCAATAGTCAGAAAAACTCATTTGTAACTCCTATTCATAAATTGATCTTGGTCTTTTTGTTTCAAGTAACCATATTGCATCGGGATTATAGAGAGACATTGGAATACAAGCATCTTCCAGTGTATCTGTCGAGAATTTCACCCTATAATAGAAAGAAAATGCAACAGATATTGACTGTCCATTAGTTGGTGTACTGGCAGATACGAATCTAATTATTCCGTCTGTATCTGTAAGTGTGTAATTAGCACCCTCAGTTTTTCCAGATCCAGCAACTGTCACTACACAAATACTTGGTTGAATATCCTGCTTTGGTTCATCAAAGGTATAAGCCTCACCGGCATAGTAAGTCTTATACAACTGGAAGAACATTCTTAGAACTGTACCATTAACAACAGCACTTGGAATGTTGACTGTAACATACAAATATGTATATGTTGCATCTTGGGATATATCGCTGACAGTATAAACCCCATCATTCCCTGTTGAACCTGTTACTTTGAAAGTATACCCAATAAAGAAATTGCTGGCATACTGCCCAGTGATTCTGAAGTAGTCCTCTGTTTGACTGACAGCAGAAATGGTATATGCAGTCTGTGTCCAAGTACAAGTAGAAGTATAGTCAATCGGATCCTCAAAATAGATCTGACGACCTCTACCCCTACAAGCATCAAATATCTCTATTAGTTTTGCTCGTTGTGCTACAGACATCAACTTATAAGATATTCCCCAAGCTCTAACCGGAAATGAGTACAACTCATTGGTCTGTTCTATTGGAGAATCATAAGTTACAATGTCAGTTCCCCAACTTCTCTTTCTTGTAAGAGGGTGTATAAAATTCTTACCTATGAATGCAGTATTCAATACAGGAAAAGCAGCCATTATCTTCTCCTACGAGCAGGACTATTTTCACCTACTGATTTTTGGAATAGTCCGGCTATCATATTTTGATTCTTAGCAAGAAACTGAAGACCAGATTGTGTATCAATTGCACTCAAATTGAGGGTGATATTCGTGGCAGGTTGACCATTCGAAATTACTTCACCCTCTTTAGCAATAATAGCCTGTTCACCTTGCTGCAATCCATGATATTTTTTGGCTCCAGCAAATGTACTCGATGGTACCATTCTGGTATTAGGTAAGCTTCCAACTTCTCCACCACCATGTGCCACACCAGAATACATTGATTGACCAAAGCTAGTAAGTCCCTGTGATAGCATATTGACGAATGGTTTGATGAACTGAATCTTTATGAATTCCTGGACTATAGCCCTTCCAATATTTACCATAGTCTCTTCAAAACTCTTAGCTTGGAATATCATATCCTCAAACGCTGAATTCATTGAACCCCTAATTGCATTACCAAACTCTTCCCATCGTCTTGCTAACTCCGACTTTGCAGCAAGTGCATTCACTTGTTTCATAAGGGTAGCAAGCAGTTCTGTATTATCAGCAGAAGCTTTAACTGCCAAAGCTTGGAGTTCAGTCATCTCTTTGGTATTACGCCACGTATGAACAATCTGCTTCTGTACATTCAGTTCAGCATTCATGTCAAGCAAACGTTGCTTCAAAGTTTGTTCTGCTTCCCTAGCCTCTCTTGATCTTGCTGGCTGCATATCTGCTGTAGCTGAAATTTCTGAGAGCTTTTTGAGTTCTTCTGATTGAGCTTTCTCCAAATTGATTATTTCTACACCCTGACTTGACTTTATATCAATCAACCTCTGTTTTAACTCTTCGGAAGAAGCCGTTATATTCAAATTTGATTCTTTTACAATCTTATCTAGATTGTTAGATGTTTCTCGAGCTATTGTCTCAAGCTCGGGCCCGATAGGTGCTATCTTGAAAAATTCCGGTTTCCAACCTTTGAATTCCTTCGATTCCTTCGATTCGGGACCAACAAGTTTATCTACTATTTTGTCAATTTTTTCAAAAACGGAAGAGTTTACAATGGACGAAACAAAACCCTGTATAAAAAGATTTCCAGCTTTCAAAGCAGCAGCACCGAGAATCACTGCAAGACTTTCTCCAAATCCTTTAGCTAGTTCCAACACTAGTTTGAATGCAATGTTACAACCACCAGTAAAATCCTTTTTCATGTATCCTACCAAATCAATTATTACATCCTTGACAAATTCTATATGGGCAAATGCTTTTGCTGCAAATGTACCTATTGCTTTCTCATTAGTTTGGGCCCAGGCTGTTATTGTCTTTATAGAATCCGAAAACACGGGTAACATACCCAAACCTATTACCTGTACCAAGTCTTTTATTTCATTCCACATCTTCTTAATAGAACCAGACGCAGTTTCAGCTTTAGCACCAGACAACCCGAAAGCTCTGGTAGCAAACTCCTGTAATATGGCAAGCTTCTCTTGCTCTGTATTGACAGTCTTTAATAGTGGAATATACCTACTCAACATCCTGAATTCACCACCAAGAGCAAGTGAAACGTACCTCGTCGATGCTTCCAAGTCCAAACCTAGTGCATCTGACAAACCTATTGCCCACATAGTAGCAACTTTCAACTTATCAGATGACACATCCAAACTTTTGGCTAACCGCATATTCATCAGTACTTCCTCATTACTGTGAACAGTTAGTCTTTGCAGTGTATCAGCAAATGCTATATAGTCTTCCATAGCACTCTTAGAATACTCACCAGAGATTTTGAGTGACGAGCCAAGCAAGAAGATGGAATCTTGTGTCTTCATTGCTTCTTGCGCAAAATACTTGAATGTACCTATGACACCAGCACCAAACAATAACTTCTTGACAGATGAAGCCACATTGCCGATTGCACCGGAGATAGAATCAGAAGCTTTTTTCCAGTTGTCCTCTGCTTCTTTAGCAGAATCCTTTACTGCCTTTTTAATTTCATCCAACTCTTTCTTTACAGCATCTACGTCCGCACGAATTTCCACATAAGCTGTCATGAATGAATTATCAGGCATTTGTATGACTTTCTCTATAGGTTTCTTGGTCTACCCTGAAACACTCAAGAACACCCATGAAAGTTTTCAATCTATCTTCTATGTGGAACAGTTCCAACATATTCATGATTGCAAGATGGTTGAGGCTTATAACCTCACCCATCGAACTCAGAGTCACTTGATCCCTAACCAAATCGTATAGTTCCACTATTCTAGTATTCTCGTCGAATAGCACAACCACACATTTACTACAATCTGGCTCCTTATTGTGCTCCTTATAGGTTGCCTCACAACCTATACAGTCTGGTTTTGTGTTAAGCCATCCGAAGTACTCTCGGAGTTTTTTAGTTGGGCTTCATCGATGGCTTTATTCTGTATTGCCAACTTCCTAATGCAGTCACCAACAAATCGTGCAAAATCCAAACATCTCATCATCACAATCTTATTTTGGATTGTACAAGAAATAGGGTTACCATCAAGTAGAACATTAGTCCAATCGACAATACAATAGTTGTAGATAAGCTCAGACTCCAACTTATCATTGACCTTTTTTGATTCAACTACCTGACCCCCAACTACCGTCTTATCAAGTTTAGTGCACTCCCTTTCAATCCTCTTCGCTTCATCAGGGGCCAACAATCTAACACAAATCCCTCCAAGGCCAGGGTGTTCCTCGTTGAAATGAAACTGTGTTCCACTATTAGATGTGCTGAAGTTTGCCATGATACTGCCCTTTCATCTGCACTCAAGTGAGGACCACTAACATCAATGTGTGATCCTCACCGTCTATTATCGTTTCACCACTACGCCGTAGTGAATGAATAATTCCTACCATACCATTTGTTAGTATCAGCATCCTCTGCTACTGCTCTATAGTGGTAGAGTGTTCCAGTGGTCAAATCAGTCACTTGAACATCAAACAGTTCTGGAACGTCAGCAACATGAGTATGACCAGGTGCATCACGTGTAGAACTACCGTATGATGTAGTAAGACCATACTCAAAGTAGCAGAGAACAGCTGCAGCAGCATGCCCACCCAGGCCGGTCAATTCACCAATCAAGGTTACTGTAGTAGCATCAATATCAATCTCACCTCTGGTTTCAACACCAACATCAACAGATGTTGCATTGAGCTTCAACATACCACTAACCTTCATCGAGCACGAGAATGACATCAAACCTGCCTTAGTGTGTGCAACATCATCCAGTTTGGTGACCGTTACAAAACTTGCAGGTGTAAGTGCAGAATCTGGTGTATAATATAGGACACCAGTTTCATCAATATACAACCGCAAATCTGCAATTTCTGTGCCAGCAATAAAGTCAGTTCTCAACAGTTGCTGACCGACATCCGAATCCATTAGGAAGTTACCGGAGATGTTTACTTCACCACCTTCGATCTGCATAGGAATATAAGTCTTATGGAGATCACCAAACTCCGAGTCATCTTCCACAGGTCTTGCAGACCCAGAGTAATTCCATGTAGCCATACCAGCAATAACTGTCGATCCAATTTTTACTCTTCCCTTGTATCCTGGTTTTGCAGCCATAAATTGTCCTTTCAGGTTTTTTGTATCTTAAATCTGTACACTATCATCCAGTTCCAAACGGTCTTACCTTCAACCTCCCATTTCAGAAGTTTTGAGTTTTCACGCACCAACGATATTGGTAAGTACCCACTGATTGTAAGATCAGCAAAATCGAAACCTGTATCAATATCCCTATTACCAGTAACCAAAGCATACAAATCTGCAATCTCTACAATTGTTGGGCTTTCACTGTATATATCAAACTGAATTGTACCATTTTCAAACAACTCAGAGAATGTCCAATCTTGTACATTATCCACATTGAAAGACATATATGGAAAAGCAGTACCAGCTGGTGCCTCTACCAGATGCAAGCCACCTATCATACTTGCAGCCATAGGGTCAGCTTTGAACCGATCTATAATTGCTTTCAAGAAAGCTTTCATATTATACCTTCGCTCTTCGCTAACTCTTCTATGTCCTTCTTACTTGCTTCCAAGGCAGGACGAAGAAAAGGTATTGGTCGTGTTCCAGGGTGTTTTACTCTTTTAACTGGGTGGTCTAAACCTGGCCAAAACAATGCAGCCTTTACATTTGGTAATATAGTGTGCGGTTTAGACCCAAGTTCCATAATTGGTGCTTGTGGTAGATTAGACCCTATCAAAGCGCGGTTTTCCTCTATTATATAACTTATACTTCTTACAAGTTCACCAGACCTTCTTGCACAAAGTTCCCTCGCTTTTCGGTTTACTATAATAGCCGCTTGTTCAAGAAACCGTCTAACCTTCACTTTCAGATTTTCTTCAAAGGCAGCAGAATTATCTTGAATCTTCATTACTGCACCAATCCAAGTTTCAACCTTAGGAATCTACCTTCCTTGTTAGATATACCGAGTATCTCATACCTCAGTAAACCATCAATCACCCTGTCTTTGGCAACTATGTCAACAATCTTACAATACATAGTATGAGAGCTTGTCTGTCTTTCACTGCCAAATGTTTTTCCTTCATCTCCTCTATTCTCTGTAATCCTACACGGAAGATTGTAGTGTAAGATAACTTCCACTTCAGATTGAGTACCATAATCGTCTTTGGTAGCAGTAATTCTTACAACATTAACCTTCCTATTGATCATTTGAATCATATTGCACCAAGGACTGGTCTTCTAACAATGAATGGAACCAGCTCTTTATCGGCTTCAACTACACCTGTGATATACTTAGACTTAGTATACCCATATCCATCAACCGATTCAGAATCGAAGTGTGAATACTTCTGATACAGTGTAGAATCATTCTCTACTTGACATAGTATAATGACTGCCTTCTTTATACCCGGGGGACAAGCAGCATGCCCACATGTGCCAGTGACAACTATATTACCTGTACCCTCGGGAAATAGAATATCCTTATGTTTAACCAGAAAATGAAACTCTACCAAATCATCGGATGATGCAACTTCCGGATTGAGGAATATAGCATTCGAATCAAATGCAATGTAATCGATTGGTATTTCAACACCACTCGATTCAACTTTGGTTACATCGAGAATTTCTTGCCGCAACCCAATGAACAATCTATCGCCGTCATTGCCATCCAAAATCTGAACGAATGCTTTGGAGTAGAACACATCATGAGTAACAAACTCAACGATATTTTCTGCTCTATCAATTGTTTCCTGTCTTGCAGCAGTACTTGAACCCTCACCAACGTCCACATGGTGTACACCTGAACCCACGGTAGTAATATCAACGGGTGTACCTGCTGTAGCATTTACTGGGTTCGCTGCTACCTTGATGTGTGTAGAATCGACGCGAATCGCATAGTAGTGTGTACCGTGAACAAGTGGCACAGGAAGTGCACCACTTGACGAGAATGTTATAAGAGAACCAGTGGCAATATCCACACTGACAGTGACTTTATCAGTTGCTATAACCACATCAGTCGTGGCGAAGTTGCACTCGGCAGATATTGCCACCGGCCAATTTGTAATGTCTGACTCAACAACATAGTGACCAATAGCACTCATTGTCACTCTCCATACTTATAATGCCTGTAGTAGGGAATTGAATCCCTACTACTCGGTATCAAGAAACCTTTTCCTGCTCATCTCTGGTCAGACAGAAAAGCATATACAATTGAACGTGATCTGCAGCCAACTTTTTCGAGCTGTCCAAATCCTTCAAAACCTTGGCAACCAGTGCAAACGCTGCTTCGGAAAACACTATTTCCTTATTACCAATCTTATCTGCACTTTCTGGACTCCAAGCCACTGCTCCATCAGGTCTCTGTGTAAGACATAGGTCAACTCGTTCCTTGTCACTTACAATCAAATCATCCTTGATACCCTTCAGCAGCATCAACTCGAGAAAACTGCCTTGACTTGGCAATGTTCCTAATAGAACCAAGCGATCTTTCACACTCAACTGTACAGTTTTCATACCCATACTACAACCTGCCTTTCATCTTCCATCTTCAAAGATCTGCCAAATCCGGTATTTACATTGTGATTTGTTGCCACAGACCCGAACTATCGGTCATAAACAGAAGTCCATCCGTAGTATCGAGTCCAAGGGAACCTGGAGCAAAACCACTGTCAGCACCATCAACAAAGTTGCCAGTAACAATTACGACATCCTCTGCTGCAGTCTTACCCAAACGAAGTTGGGCAATATTCCAAGTCTTGGCAGCAGATTGAGTATCGTAGAAATCCATTCCATAGGTAAATCCAACACAACCAGATGTTCCAGCATTCTTCACAGCAAAAGCTGCAGTAGGAACAGCATACACACCATCCGTGTTATTCCAAACTTCCACACCAGCCGAATTTGCAGGACAATTGCCATGGAGTCTCATGTCAACTTGAAGTCCTTTAATTTGGGTACTGACTACACCAGGACCAGAACCACCAGTTTCAAGCTCAACAGCCAGATTCAATGCGCGCAAACTGGTAATAGCACCGCTGTTCTTCCGTTGTCTAACAGAAATCAGTGCACCCTCAAGTAGGCTCAAAGTACCAGCTGTATAGTTATTCAACAGCATACTGATACCACGCATTACAAAACTGGCATCATTCGGAGCATAGTTAGTATGGGCCAACTTAAACAACGCAGCATTAGAATCGTTATACTGCGGAGCAGCAGTTCCCCTATCACCAGCAATATACAACCCATAAGTCTTCATCAACTGTTCAATCACAACCGAAGAACCCACTGCTTCAGCAGTCAAATCATCGGTAGAAAGAATAGTCAAGACTGTATCGGTAACGCTATACAGTGTAACACCCTTATTATTCGATCCGGAACCGGAGATTACTACTTTCATTCCAGCTTTGAAACCCGCTGCAACAAATCCACCAGCAAGTTTAGTAATGGTATCACTGGCAGGAGTGTTCTCCTGGAATGAGATTGCAGTTGAAGCAATCCGTGCAGAACCAGTGTGAAATGCTGAAACATCGATGGTGTGGCCATACATATATTCAGTATCACCACGTACAAGTGCAGAATACGAACCATATTTGAAAGCATCCCGCAAAGGGCGACTCAAACCTTGGTTCATATCATAATCAAGATTCGACAAAACCACTGGAACCGTCATAAATCACCTCTTTCAAATAGGTAGTCCACTTACTTTTTTGGTTACACTGACCATATACTGAGTACTCATGAACTTGGCGAACTCGTCATCTTCCGTGAAGATCACTTGTTCTCTGGTAAGATTCCAGGGTACCCCATTGAAACTGAATACCCTGGTCTTACCAAAGTTCGTTATACGGAACTGCACAGGTCTTGGTTTCCGTTCGGGATTCATCGTTACACCTCTTTGGATTCCTTACCTGTATCTTTGGACTTTACACACAAAGATGGTTTCTCATCTTTCTGTGTAGGTCTTTCAGATATTGTAATACCCTCAAAACCCTTGCCGCGAAACTGTGCAGCAATCTCTGGGTCATCGGTAGTCACAGCAGTTTCCATATCCATCGTCACATTGAGTTGTCCAATTTTCACGCTCAGTTTCTGGCCATTATTTCTGATCACTATCATCTGCATACCCTTTTCAATCAATACTGGTTATTGTTACTAACTACCAGTCATACCGGCAGATGTTACCCTGTGGTAAGATTTTTTATTAGAACCACTGCATCAACATTCTCAATGCAGAACGTCAAACGCATACTGTAGAACCAGTAGGTAGCTTCATCAGCCGCTTCACGCTGAGATTCAATCGTAATCTCACGCTGAACACCCATAATGAAGTTGGATGCTGGAGTGACGATACTGTCAGTATACGCACCAGCACCTATGACACCATTGACATCAATATCGGTAGGCATCAAAGGACAATCTACGATTGGAACCTTTGCATACTTCATCTGAGTATCACCAAGGATGGCATTGTCGCCAAGAATGGTAGACCTCGAAGCAAGGGCACCAATGTAATCCTGGGTAACCTGATCGGAGTTCCAAATTCGAATACTGGCAAGCCCACCCTTCTTATACTTCGAAGGCATGGTCTTCAAAGCCTTGTGCCACTTGAACTCCCAGTTGTATGGTGCAGAACCATTCTGCTCTACGATCTTACCGGCCAACGAGTAGCTTGTGGCTGCAGCATTTAGAATATGTGCAGAACCAGTCACAGCATTGTAGTAGGTCTCGCCTACACTGCTGTGCATGATCTGATAACGCCAGCCATCCCACAGACTGCGAATATCTGTAGCAGCAAACCCACTCAAGCTATGAGTATCTGCCACAAATGCAGCCTCGTCGACCTCATTGGCAATCTTGCTGGCAATCATTCTCAGAAGATGGTCCTTGAAGGCAGCACCTTCAATCCCGTCTTCCAGATCATCATCAAACACTGCCACACAACCACGAACCTTCTTGGTGGTCAACGTAATCTTCTGATCGGTCCATGTTTTCTTATAATCACTGGAAGAGAATGTAGCAGCTGGTTTCAGGAACCGACCAGTCCCAAAACCGATTGCTCGAATATTCTTCTCAGGACCAGTCATTCTGACAATTCTCGCGTTGTTCTTAAGGACAGATTCATCGATCATATAGTCGAGAAACTTGTCCGCTTCTTGAGCAGCCAATACAATGGTAGGCATTGCAGTCATCTTGGCAATCTGCTCAGCCTTGCTCAACAGTTGTGCAATGGTCTTCATATTACACCTCTAAAAAACACTTTCAATCAACCCATGAATCCATTCGTGCATATCCGATTGTTACATCGGAATACTTGGGAAATGGTCTACCATATCCGTGTTTTTACCCTTGTTTTTGTCATCCGTAGTAGTAATGACGTTACTTCCTGGTGCAGCCTTTTCTACAACCTCAAGGCGTTTGGTGATCTCTGTCAAGTCAGAGACTAACTTCTTGTTAGCCTCATTACTGTCATTGACCGACTTAGTCAATTCAGTTATCGACTTGGTAAGAGCATCCGATTTTTCAATATCACCTTTCTTGGCGGCAGCTGCCGCAACTTCAGCTTCCAATCTCTTTTTCTTTTCCTCTGGTGTTTCTTCTGCCTTAACTGGTGAACTAAATTCACTGGCAGCAAAGTCAGCTAATACACCAACAGCACCAGTAAGCTCTTCGGGGAAGTCAGCCTTGTATTTGTTTATCAGTGCCAAAGCTTCCTTCAAAGCCTTGATTGCATCCTCAGACAAATCTGCTTTCTTCACTACCCACTTGTTACCAAAGTATGTTTTCAGCAAAGCCTCAAGTTCTTTGTTCATCTGTGTATCTCCTTTGTTCAAAGTGAATGTTTCTGTCTGAGCAAAACCATTTTCAATGTTTACAACTCTACTATAAGAACAACTGAGAGCAGGTCCACAGACACTGTTCGCAGGGGCATCAGGTAGTGGTTTATTATACCAAATATTCAGACTGGTTAAATCTTTGATCTCCTCACCATTTACCTTAATAAGGGTACCTTCAGGAGTTCCATCACTGGAGATGGTTATCTCAAGGCTCCCGTCACTCTTCATAACCAGAAACTTCGTCAGATTAGCAGGTCTATCGACGATCGAAACTTCCGTTGGTTGTATGACAATCATCTTTCGTTTCGGTTTGAACATAGTTCACCTCATTTAGATTCTATATCAGTATAGCCGGTATATCCAGCCATACTAAAACCTTGGAAGTCACCGTCCTTTATACCCTTCCAGATTTTCTCATCATTAACTCGAACTGACATTACCCATGAACCTTTCTTTACTGGTCTTCCCTCTACTACAAAATCGGCAGGAGCAATGTAATTTTCCAACACAGTCGCATCTATCCTCGAACCTTTATGGTTTAGTCTGATTTCTCCACCATGTTCCATAAAATAGAAACATGCCTTTCTAATCTCTTCAGCATCTGTAGTATCACCCTGAGAATCAACTTCATCTGGCTCATAGACAATACCACAAACAACTTGCTCATCATTCTTCTGTAATGGAATAATAGTAATTCCCTTTTCTATTTCCTTGCTCAGAAGTGAAGCCACCCATATACGTTGGCCTTGTGCAACTGGAACATATGCAACAAGCAGAATCTTATCTCCAAATAACTTGGAACCAGACAACTCAAGTTTTTTTGCATGCTCGTCAGCTTGAATAAGTTTCCATTCGAATTCGTCAAGCCTAAGCATTGCACCGTACTTATTGACAGAGCCACCTGGCTTACCGGGTTCAAAGATTTCTATTCCCTTACTGCCAGCATTCATCCATGACATTGATTCCTCAACGTGTGTATCTTTCCACCCAAAACGTAATTTCTTACCATCGAGAAATCCATCAATCTTTGACAACCCAGTAAAGTTGCCAACCATTATCTCCCCACCCTCGAAATAATTATCACCTTCCCTCTTAAGACGAATATCAAGATGACAGGCTTTCTCACCAACTGCACCCTTGAGAAGCATCTTCAGTTTGGTAATACTCGCAGTCTTTGCTTCACTCGATATATCTTTCAGTTTAGCAACCTCTTCCTCTTCAATACCCATGATGTGAATCTGGGTGACACCTTTACCGGTATCATCCAGTTTGTAGTCTACATCTACTTTCTGCAGAACATTAGACTTATTGGCCAAATCAATTACCTGGTCAGCAGTATATGGCTCAGTTATATCCTCATCAATACCTATCACTTGAGGATCGAGCCACTGTAATTTCCTTCCTTTGAGAATCATTCCCTCAACCCCAACAGTCAGGATTTGTTTTGTATTCGCCATAAGTTTGGTCACGAAAGTCTTACCCAAATCGACATATTGCTTGCCTTTGAACTCTACTGTATCATACTCTTCTTTTGTAGCCAACAAGCCACTTTTATACCTGTATTGGTTGTCCTTTGTTTCAAACCTTTCAAGCACCAATACTTTGATTTCTACAGATTTTTCTGTAAATTTCCCAATATCAAAATCATCAAGGAAATTTGCACCTATTACTTTATGCCTTTTCATTATATCTCCTTTACACTTACCTTGAATGTACCAGTAGAAGTAAGTTCAGTACTGGTCACTTTCAATTTTGTACCCTTTGATATAACTACTTCAGATGTTGGAGTTATACCTGGAATATCATAGAAGTCTCCTATACCTTTTGCACTTTTCAGATCTGCTGTAATAACCATCGGATACATGCCTTTAGGAATAGGTTCTCCTGTTCCGCCGGGTGATGTATACTCGGTCGCATAACCCTCGTCATCAGCATAGGAAGATACATGCTTAACCACTATTACATCTCCAACTTCCAAGTCAGCCATATCTTCATCTTTAATCCTGGTTCCCCTGTAAGCAGTAAGCTGTTCAGACGGAAGTTTATCAATAGCACGATAGAAATCATCTCGCAAAGCTATTGATTCTTTATCCGTAAGATCGCCAGTATCGACATGAGAAATCCTCGAACTAATATCAGGGTCCAACCAACTCTCTATTGAGCCCTTATCACTACTCGATAATTTATTTGGTGGAGTCTTACTTCCACCTCCGCCTCCGCCAGATTGACTGCCACCTACTTCTCCAGGTCTACCTTCGTGACCATAGTTGCCTGATGTTGAAGATCCTTTATCAATCATCCTACTATGCAGTTCTTTAACCAAAACAGCAAGTTCTGTAGTAAACTGCTCATCCCAAACATCTGGAGTATCTAAATCACCAAAATGATCAGATTTCACAACATGTATCTCAGTATCACCCTTCTTCCGGATTACCAAATCAAACAGAGGAATGTAAGAACTATGAGGACCGAATGCGGAATATATAAAACGCAAAGGTAGATCAGTAAGTTTCCCGATTGCACGTTTCAGTAGTAATTCTGTACTCTCATCCCTATCCTTTGTCCGTATGACGACATCCATATCAAGCGCTTTACTTTTATCTACCACAAATGAACCTGCGATAGATACAAAATCAGGGATTATAACCTTATCCCCTACACCAGAAATATCTAACCCAATTTTCTTGGCAAACATCGATTTCTTGAAAGCTGCACCATCAATATCACTTGTATTCATGGTCATTTCCCTTGACCTCATCTCCCTTGCAAGTGCAATATACCTATCCAAGAAATCCTGTCTATGGAGTGAACCGGCTCTCTGTTTCTTATTCCCCTTAAAGCTCTTAGACCATAATTGGATAAATCTGAGACGCAGAGAATATAGCTCTTTCTCAGAAGTATCAATCAGACTATCTCTATCAATATCTTCTATCCTCATGTTTCCTCACCAGGTTGAGTTAAACTCTCTGGAAAATGTCTTACCGGTGTTTCGAGGGTCTTATGGTTTATAACAGGTAAAAGTATACACCGACAATTTGGGTGAACAGGTATAATTTCTTCAGCCTCGCCAGCTTCAAATTTGTTACCATTGAGAGGAATGCAGTATTCTTCACATGCACCAGGATATATGGAAAACTCATACTCGGTAACACCGATAGAACCCATAGCTTCTACATATCCATAATTCTGAGCTCTTGCAGTTTCAGTTCTGGCTATAGTAGAAACCCTATCATTGATGAGTTTGGATTTATATTGGTCTAACTTTCTACTCATCTCCGATGTAGACATATTAGGATATTCTTTTGCCAGCCATCTCTCGAAAGAAACCAGTGTTCTCGTCTGTTTATCCGAAAGACCAATTATGGAAGTCAACTCACCCATAATCTGACGAAGATTCATACCCTCTTCAATTGCAGCAGAAATTCTACTATTGAGTGCCTTCTTGGTTTCATTGGTTATGTTCTTCACAAGTTTGGAGCAAATCTTATTTACTATTTCCATTGCTTCCACAGTATACACATCAAAAGCACCAGTCAGACCTACAATACCGTAGGCACTTTTGCCTGCTTGTGAAAATGCATCAAAGATAATTGGCTTTACATAACCAATACCAATCTCCTCAATCTTACTCCAATCAACAAACTTCGATTCATCTGCCTTGCTGAACCTATTATGCACAGCTTTGGTTATCAGGTTAGCAGCACTCTTAAGCCAAGTGTTTACTTGGACAGCAAGGCGTCTTTCGAATATCTGCCTTTGTCGATCAAGTCTTATGTGAATTTGATTCATGGAATGCTTTCACCAATTGGTCAATACTACCAGGTTCTTGTGTACCAGAAGCAGTCTCAATAAGGTTAGCCATAATGTAGGTCTTGTCACCACCATCATAAGGCTTAAGACCGAGTTCATTTCGAGCCTCATTAGGCTTGAGAACCCCATGTTCTATCTGTTTAGATTGTCTATCAGCAATCACAGTCATGTTTCTGATATCCAACACCTTGAACTTCATCTTATATTTGGTAACTCCCAGTCCGACAGTCAGAATCATATTGAAGATTGCTTCCAGGTCCTCTTGCAGTGGCTCAACAACACCATTAATGTAAATCTTCGTAGATTCCTCAGCAACATTACCACCTAACTGACCTATGACTCTCATACCTATACGCTCGGGTGGCATGGAATATGCAATCAGGATGTTCTCTTTCCTTGTCTTCTCATACCTCTCAAAACTCAAATCACGATCTTTGGCTGCAACATCAAGTGGATTGAAATCAAGTTTGAATTCATCAGTCTGTGACAAGATTAAAACCTTATGTGCATTACTGGCACTCTTCAATTCAGTCTTGAAGAAGTTTCTTATCTGCTGCTCTGCTTTAGGGTCCCACTCGCCAGACAAGGTAACTATAGAAGATGGAATACCACAGTTATCGAAGAATGAAAGATTATAATCCCTACATCCAATAAGTCCAACCACATCACCTATCGCAGAGATTATGTTTGGGGCACCGTAGAAATCAGATCGCGGGTACGGAGCTTTATAGTGAATCATCTCGTGTGCTGAAGGATCAACTGAATTATTGTTAGCCTCAGACTTGACTTTACCATCCTTGCTTGATCTATCTTCCTTGTCTCCGAACTTCTTGAACCACACATGCTTGTCATCTCTCGTCTGACAGTATACAGTTTTCTCGTTATTCACCTTCATAGTTTGAGCTGGGACACGATACAATTTGGCAACATTCCCTGTATTATTTCTAACGACTTCCATGTAGAAATTACCTATCGTACCCCAATCAACTATAAGTTCTATAACCATTCCACGTAGGGACTTACCCTCACATGCATTACTGAAGAATTCTTTCGCTTTTGCAGATTCACCTCTATCCTCTTCTGCTTCTTCCTCTTTTTGTAATGTCCAACCATGACCAGCAACATCTTTACCTATCTGATTGACACAAGCCCAAAAGACAGAACTTGCTTCATATAGAATCAGCAACGCATCAGCAGAAAATGGCAAATCTATAAGCCCATGTTCTGTGAGATAGTTAGATTCGATCTTCAACTGACTACTATTTGGACCCTCATCCAGATCAGATACTGACTTAACCATCTCAGTCAGTTTGCTTGGTCTTTCAATGACTATCGCACTGACCTTCTTATTCTCCATCTGTTCCGTCATATATTATCCTACCTTTCTTTGCTTTTCTACAAAGGGAATACAGGACATACCTAAGTGCACTAACAGCATGGTCATTCTTGGGAACAGGTAATTCCTTAGCATCCCTAAGTCTAGTACCTTTCGGATGACTATAGGTGAAAAACTCATTGATTGTATTTCTGCAGTTGGCAAACACGTACAGACTCGGCCTACCATTCTCCTTCAACCTCAACTTGGATTGTACCAATTCTATACCAGGAAGCACATCCTTCTTAGCCATCTTGGTAGGAATTCCATGCTTGGTCATTTCACTGCGATCTTCTGCATTTTCTGGATCAGCAAATGAGATTTCAAAAGTTTCACCCTCACTCTTAGCAAGGACCTTTTCTATATGATCGATGATGGAAGTCTGTGGTCTGTAATACTCCCTATATACATAGAATTCATCATCAGGACTTCTTGCTACCCACAAGCATACAAACGGATTTGTAAATCCAAAGTCGAACCCTCTATATCTGGTCCAATCTGCAGGAATCTCGAATGGTTGCACAACGTTATTCAGTTTATTGAAGTCTTTATACACAAGCCCAAAGTATTTGGTAAACCTACCATGGATTCTAGCGGCTTGGACTTCATCCGACCACTCATTAATCTTCTTATCAATCACTGCATCCGGAATATAGCCACCACGACTTTTCCTATTCCATTCCAGGTCAACCACAAAAATATCATCCGAATCGGGTAGGTTTTCTACACGTTCTTCAAGAGTAGGTTGTGACATGATAGGGCTGAGAGACCAAGATAATCTACCATTCTTCACAAGCAATCTTGCCTGAATTTCCTCAAATATACTTTGGAAATCACTCAGACACTGTTCATCACCGTGGAAGGTATCAATCTTTCTACCCTGAAACAAACTCCTGCCTTGGTTGAATGCTTTGAATTCGATATTATGACCGTTCTTAAGTTCTATTCGTTTGGGAACTCTATCTTGTCCATAGTTAATATGAAGTATATTACAATTAGGAATAAACTTGGATAGATAGTCACCCCAAAGAATATCTCTAACCTGATCCCACGATTCGATTGCTGCCCAGTGGGTACCCCTCTCAATCTTAATATATGGATGGACTTCAAGTGCAATCATCGCTAAGTCCATCATATTAGTGTAGGTTTTACCGGACTGATTACCACCAAATAACCACCGAACAGATTTATCTGAAGCATGGAATCTAGTATGTTCCGCGGTCAAAGGCTTATATAATGACATAACATCACCCACTAATCTTATAGTAGCATTAGAAGGCAACTCACCAGCAACTTTACAGGGTTTTATCTTGGTCTTCACTCTCATCAGGGTTCACACCGAGAAGTGCTTTGATGTCTCTCATTTGTTCCATCATGAAACTTTTCAGTTCATCTTGCCTTTCCTTCATGTTCAAATCTATAAGATTCATCTTAACGTAGATGTTCAATTCTTGCACATCTCTACGTTTTTCCACTTCTTCACAGGTTTTAGGTGATACAGTTCCTTCCTTACCTACATGCTTACCAGTATCACCTATATGGCCAGTCAACATCTTACCAAAACCTACAACAACTGTAACCAGCCCAAGAAATGCAGGAATTATAATAGCAAGATCACCCTGTGCAAGAATCATATCATCACCTACTTTTTCTTCGAAACCTTTTTGGTTTCAGATTTCTCTTCAGTGAGTTCTTGTTTCACATTCTCCATACTTCTCTTCAGTGCAATCCGTACAAGTTCTGCTTCCTCAGAAGACATCCTGTCTTCAACAACATTGAGGAATGCATCGAGAGATTTCAGATCAGGCAACAACTTCCTCATTACAGCAATAAGTACCGAGTCATCCGCTAATGCTCGCCTCACGAAGTGCTTCAACAGATTTTTCTTTGTATCCTTCTCTACACTCTTTATAGCTGCAATGAATGCATCATTCAATTCACCACGTGGTCCAACTGGTCTTCCATACGGATTACCTGATTGACCTTTCGTGAACGGCATAAATCACCTCTTCAGTTTTCTCATTATAACAAGTGCTGCCAGTGTTCCACCAATAGCACAAGCCATAACATCAATCGCAGTTCCATACCTTGCTAAATAGATACCTGTCCCTATACCAAGCAACTCGTCTATGAAAACTGTGCTGCACAACAACTTGGTATGCCGCTGTTCCAATGCATACCCGCGCAACAGTACCAAGAACCATGTTACAAACCCTACTACAAACATGATCAACGGGTGGAGGATCATCGCAATCCTCCTTGTTTATTTGAATTATTTTCACAGTAAATCACTTGTCTTTTTGGGTAACGAGTATTTATTATAGTTTGGAATCTTGTGTTTAGGTGAAGATGGCTGTATATTGAATGTTGCGGTTGGTGAGTTTACATCCATGATCATAACACTTGGTGTAATAACCACATAGGTTATATTCACCTTAGAAGTCATACCACATCTGTACTTGGCCAACTCAGTAATGAAGGTTCCAGTAGATACAGCCAAAACCAGCAATACCACACCCAAGAACATAGCAATGATTCGCTTCATCCGTCTTGGTAAAGCTTTCATTATCTTCCACATATACCTCAATACGCGTTTAGCACAGCCAAGTGTAGCTGTTTCCACGTAAGTCAGTTTCATTTTCAGCCAACTCATTATCATATTCAAGCTCACCGTAGTACTCCTATCTTAGTGCATAACCTATCTACGCAACACTCAAGCATGTGTTCACCAATAAGATTGGTTTCTCCCGTCAATCCTGCACGGTGAAGGCTGGGTACCATATTTATAGGACCATCAATGATTATTATGGGACCTATCTGAAATATCCAACTTAGTCCTATAACTATCACTATTATTGGTCACGCCCTATATTAGTGCAGTTACTGGGGAAACGCTTGCACATATTATGTAACCTTATACCATAGGGAACATAATTCTAGCCTATCCCAATCTGTGTGGCCCTATAATATATGGGAGAGCAACCAACCGTATCCATTATTATTATACACATGTGTAGTCCCATAATAGCAACTTCTAAGCCTGTACCAGTGCCTATATTATGCACAAGGAGGAGCGATATTATGGGACGCAGCGAGGGACATGCAAGCGAGCAGCTTACACTATTATAAGACCAACTAGGTATTGATGTTGGCTTATATAATATGGTCCAGTCTGGACCGCGATTGGATATTTTATGAGACACTGTATAGGAAGATTGGGTCCACTTTTAATGATAATACTGTCCAATGGAATCACCTATTATGGGACCAAATATGGAGAGGATAGAATGAGTCCTATAATATATCTGGGAAATAATTATAAGACTTAATGATAATGTCCTATAATATGTGAACTATTTGCTTGTTATTTCAATAAAAGTTGGGTCACATAATAAAGCCAATCTAATAGCTTGCAGGTCACTTTTGCTTGTTGGTCTTATATTGTTGGCATTTTCGACACACCAAGTGAAGAAATTATGTGGACAAGTTATTTGGTGGTCTCGGCCAATATTATAAGACTTTGCCAATTGGCACGCTTGGTCAAAAGTGAACTTATTATTGGACCTTATTGCTGCACAAAGAACGTCACAAAATGTTTGACCGTGTTCAATCAAATGCATCACATTATTAAGCGCTTGTTCGGTTCCCATAATAAGTCTCCAATTTGGTTAGAATTGATTGGTCACATAATAAACTTGCCAATGGGCTTTGCCAATGGGCTCTAATATATTATAGCATGCAATTTGTTCAAAAAATAGTTAACTTACTTATGGGGCGTAAAATAGTTCAAATTTAATTATAGGACTAATGATAATATCCTACGTTCATTAAATGGCACTATTATAAGATCATATGAGCCCAAATAAAAATGAGTCCCATAGTCCAGTATGGAACCAGATTATGAGACCAACAGAAAAGGGGTGGTCCTATAATAATGATAATGTTAACCAACCGTTACACTCCCCATAATGTATCACTCACTGATAAGAGTTTGCCACTATTATGGGGAGTTAGTGGTGTCTCATAATAAGTTTAATCTGATAGCCGTTTGAGACATATTATAGGATATGTCTCTGGTAGTCAGCGCGGCAACTTATTATGTGGCGTAACGGTTGGTTTCAACACCCCATAATGTTGTTTATGCATCCTACATCTGACACATATTATAGGGTGTTAAAATCGATCGTTGGGAAGAGAAGTCCTATAATGGTGCTTAGTATTGACATATGCTGCAACCATTATAAGACTAAGTCCGAAGTCTCATAAGAATGCTTAATCGCGGTTGTTATAGGCATTCTTATACCACGCGTAGTGGTATTTGTTGAACTTGGTGGTTGGCTTGATAGATTTGGCCACCTTATAGGACTCTTCGTACGTCACCTTTTCGACTCCCTTCTTGTCAAAAATGGCAAAGATGGCTTGTGTGATGCTCTTTCGAACCTTTTTGCCCTTTTTGCCCTTTTTGCCATCCTTGGAATCCTTTTTACTGGACTTTGGCGTTTTCTCGGTCGATTTGACCTTCTTATGGGTCGTTTCGACGAGTTCCGAAGTTCCCATAACAGTGGTTCCCTCAGCCACAACAGCAACTCCATTATTGGACTCTAACATTGTGTTACTCCTCATAAAAATGATACTTTGGAACGTTAGTGACCACAATTATGTGACCTATTTTGTGTCCCATAAAACGTTCAAGGGAACACTATTATGGGCTCTTGTTGTGTAGGTCACATAATAGTAGCCACTAACTCCCGACATGGTACATTATTATATGCCGTATACTCAGTCCTATAATGTACCATGTCATCCATTATATGAGCGTTCAATACGCTACATAATCTTCTCCTTTCATCCCGATTTGGTTGTCAAAGAACATGGTTTTTATAAGACTGACTTTGAACTTGTCTGAGCCACTGTATACATGTATATTATAGCATATTATTTATTAAATGAAAACCAAATAGTTTAATTTTGTTCAAATTTTATTATGAGACCTACAATATAATATGTCCAATATCATCCAAACATTGGCTATATTATGTATGAAGTCCTATAATAGGAATTCTATACTTAGAATGTACAGAATCAAGATTTTTGCCAACAACACCTCGTTTTTGATAATGATAATAACCCAAAAAGTTATACATAATTGGAACTGAGAAAAGTGACGTTCTATTGGTAGTTAACAATTGGTCCAGTTAGACAACTATAAAATATACTTGTTATAGGACCAAACTAGTCTCAAGTCCTATAACTGACTATTTGATACAGATAGTACTAATGACAATGTTGATATATACAGCACAGATAGTACATATGGTATGAATGAATTAAATGGTACAAATAGAATAAGTAATACAGATGATAAGATTGATATAGATGGTACATATGGTATAAACGACCCTAATGATAATGTTGGTATGGATGACATGAATGATACAGATAGTACACTAGTCAGATATGATATGGATTGTACAGATTGTATAGATTGTACAAAACAGTACAAAACGTACAACCAGTATAGTCATAATAATCGGCACAAATGATATGTTTACTTTACATGATACAAAGTGTATAATGATAATACACAGAATAAGCAGTACAGATGATACAAACAGAAATGAGTCCCATAATGCTATAGAGTCCTATAATACTCAGGTCCTATAATGTTATGGTCCTATAATAATTCAAGTCCTATAATAATTTGAGTCCCATAAAAGGAGAGAGAGGGGAAACCAGCTATTGGAACTCAAGAAAAGTTGGGCGGTTATACCCCAGAATTTGACTTGAACATTTCAGAATGCGAGTAGATTTGATTCATCTATAGAATGACAGATTCCAGTTTGACGACAGATTTCTGCAGATTTATCCAGGAATCTACCAATTCTATATATGATTTGTAGTGAGACCGCTTTTGAAAGTTACAACATGACAGTCGAAAGTATCGTTGTCTATACTTTGTCACGTCGGAAACTACTGCAAGATACCTAGTGGCTGCATTACGCAACTCGACATGTTTAGAAATTAGTATATCATGTCATCGCAAATGGATGGCAGTAATGATTTCTGTGGATATTTCAATTTGAATTTCATAGTGAATTACCTTTCTAAAAAGCCAAAATGCCGGTGGAAAGTCCTTTTCAAATAGGCCCCCTAGGACCCCCTGGATAGGGCCTTTACAGATCTAAATCTTTCCTTATTAGTGTGTAGATATATTTACCAGCAAACTCAAACGACATATTCAGATCCCTTGTGTGTTGTATAAGTACAGCCACCTTGGTTGTATAGGCAAGGTTAGATGCTTGCCCTACAAAATGTTTGATGATGTGTTTAGCAGCTATCTTAGGTTTACACCGTCTGTAGTTGAAGAGGATATTAGCAACTACTTCTCTCGGGTAAGTAGGCATCATCACCTTTCAAAACTTAGCAATGATTACTTTGATTGAATCCACAGTACACATTATTCCGTGGATAACTCGTTCCAACCTAAAGCTGAAAGAAGAACACCAGCAAATATACCTTCCAGAAATCTCATGGATTACCTCCAACAGGAAAAAGTAGGATATTTAACTACACAAATGAATCTCTTCGAACAGGTCTCACATATCTTTGGTGTTGTACACTTATCACAGTCAAACAAACACCGATGCCTTTCGATACACTTAGTCTTGAGTTCTTGGTATAGTTGTTCTTCAATTGATCTACTCATTGTTGATTATTCTCCAAACCTTTAACTTTTGCAGATCTAACCATAGTCACAAAATTCTCAAGTGTAGATGGGCACAAGTTAACATCAAACTGATCACAATAATTATTCTTTAATATACACCAGTCCTTAGAGAATGAATCAGTGGTATTAAGTATTCTCTGCCCACACTTAATACGACCACTTCCATCTTCTTCTGTTAGATATAACAAGCTTAATCTCCTTTGACTTCAATTGTGATTGATCTACACATGGATGTATAGGGATAGATGTTCTATCTCACAAATGGTTTCGCTTGTATTCCTTTCTTGTATAGTATATCAGCATTGCTACCCAGACTATATTGGCAGTAACAGTACCTATTCCACCGAAGAACGACAGCCACTGATTAAGATGAGGATAGTAATACAAATTCCAGAAACCCCATAAGACAAAGGTAGTAACAGCAGCAATACTCGTACCGCGCACCATCTTCTGTCTATAGAGTTTGATACAGTGGAGAGTAATAAAGATTCCACCACAAAGTTCAAAGACTCCGTTTGTTGTATCTTGCCACATTACATATCTCTCTCATCTCTGAGCCCGATGAATGTAGGAAAGCGTGGTCCATCTTTGCAGCCATAAGGCTGGAATCTATACTTCACAACCTTACCAAGATACTTCTTTCGATTAGTCCAGATTTCTGCACGCTGTTCATCATCAAAACCAGATCCTACACTGAGGGTCCAAGCGTGCTTTTCATCTGTACAGAGTAATGCACCAAGTACACCCATTGGTATCATACCCTCTTTGTAAGTGTGTCGTTTGGTAGTATGAAGTTCATCACCAATCAGCACATTATCGTTGTGTACCTTTTCTTCGAATCCGATGATTACTGCTTCACTATCTTCGAAGCGTTTGAGTTTGAGAAAATAACCCTCCTTCTCAGTAGATCGACCAAACTTGTAGGGTCCACCTGGTGATCGAATGATGATACCCTCATAACCTTCAACCAGACACTTTTCTTCAAACTTAACCAGCTCTACTGAATTACAGATAGTAACAGGTAGAAGTTTTCGCATTCCAGGTGGTGCAACAAGACGATCAAGATCGTTCATACGACAATTATATGGAACAGTAGGACAATCATCCATTAGGTCAAATGTCCAATGTTCAACCACACTTGATACACAATCTCTTGTCATTACTATACTGGAAACCTGGTTGAGCCTCAACCCCGGTACCATCAACTCACAATCGATACCATCCGGAAAGTCCCTCTCGATTCTATGCCTCAAACTGATATTGGGTATCGGCTTTAATGAGCGAGTTACTGCCTTGCCATCTCGCTTGAGACAGCGTATGCCATCGAGTTTCGGAGTGCACATTACAGGATACCTAAGTCTGGATACATCTGTACATTTACCAGCAAGCATGGGTTTGAATGATGACATCAGAGTTACTCCTCCTCAAAGTCCAAGTTTCTACGTGTTGCTTCATCAGAGTCTTTAACGGAAAGCACAAGCCCCTGGGTGTACTAAGACCTTACAACCAAAACATATACGCCTACATTTCATGTTAAGCCTTTCACTCTCATGGTTTGTTGTACACTCTTCTCCAACCGAGGCGCCAGAGAAATCTTGCTATATCGTCTGTCTTAGCTATTCCATCCGCATGATGGAGGGCTTTATCTGGTATGCCAATGGCATGAAGTGCTTCATGTAAAGCATTATCGAGAGTATTGATTGTAGTACCATCTACAAGTGTTATCAGGTGGTACCCCTTTTCTCCTATATCAGTAATACCACCAATATAGTTAGCATACTGGATGTTATACTTTACACCGTTGAATGTATGAGTTCTGGGTTTCATACTGTTGTAAGAATCTTCTCATCAACCAGTTCTTGCTTAACCTCCTTGACTAATGCCTGAGTCTCAGGTTGTTGTGTATTTAGTACACTCTTGAGACTGGCAAAAATGCTACTTGATGCTGATGCAACACCACCGACAAATGGGATAGTAGTCTCTGATCTAAGTTTGAGATTATCCTTGAATGTTTGAACTGTACCAACTACGTCTTTGAATGCACTCTTGAGTTGGCCAGCAGTGAGTGCCTTTGTTTTAAGGGTACGAGTAGTCATCACAACAACCACAATAAGTATGACACCCACGAAAATCAAGCCAGATAACATGTATACACTCACTACTGAAAAAGCGGCTTTCATCCCTGCACCAAGTATACATCCAGCAGAAACGAGCCATCCGGATTTTATACCGTGCAAGCCAGCAATGGCACCCAAGACAGTGACAACTATGAATGCAGTCATGAGCCAATCTGTCGAGTGTACTGTTTGTATGATGGTTCTTGTATCACTTGCTGAGGGTGAGAGGATCCTGTTTAATACTGTAGGTGAAGTCACAGGTTGATCTGTGATCGATGGTGCTTTCACGTGTGGAAAACATCCACCACATGTGAAGGCAACTATACACACTCCAACAACTGCAAGCACTCCAACAATAAGGTAGATGAGTGCAACAATTCGCGTGTTCTCGGGTTTCATCTTCTGTTACCTTTCATAATGGGTATATTTCATCTACTTACAAAGTAGACGAAGACCAAAGTTATGTTCCTCGTCAAGTATTTTCAATTCCCCCTTAAGTTTTCTATTTTCAGATCTGAGTTTCTTGTTCTCTGCAAGAACCTGTACAAATTTTCGATTAGACGACATAGTTGTTCCTCAAAAATCGGGTAGTTTTTGTATCCACATTGCGATGGTTCGTAAAGATTTACCATCAGCAAACATTGCAAGTATAGTACCATGACAGTTATAGGGAGTACACCAACACAAGAGGGTTCTACCTTTCAACCTCTTAGCCTTGCGTTGGAGTACCTTGTCATCCTTGAATCCAGGATGACCAGGTGTACCATGAAAGAACTTGGAGATGACTTGACGCCTGTTGCCATCCTTAAGACTTATCTTGTATGGATTACCAAACTCACTTGGTCGCCCAACAAATGTAGTCTTCAATCCTTTCGCATGACGGCGAGTATGTGCTACCGAAGTTGGCATCTTCTTCATGCTACCCTCCCTATCAATCTTGCCAGTGAAGTGTTGTTTATCACGTATCTTAGCAATACGGTCTAAACCGTCTGCAAAGTCACTCAGTGTAAATTCATCTTTTGTCATCTTCAAAATTCCAGAAATCAGAAATTATTCACTTTGAGTCTACTATAACAAAGGTTGAACTGATCGAACACAAAATTATTGTGGAACCGAGTCAAGTTTTCGTCCAATTTTTACGTAACGTTATAAGGCCCCCAGAGTATATCTACAGTGTAATAAACTATTAAAACCAATATATTTAAGTATACCCCCCTAATATATTATACTGGGGGTGTAATAACGTTACGAGGAAAAGAAACAAAAGTGCATTACCGACATCAAAAAGGCATTCACCTATAGAAAACGATAACACCTAATCGATATGGAAAGAAGTTGTTATTTATCGGATTTAATCAACTTTTAATTGGTTTTCTGCCTATTTTTGATCGATCTACTTTGATCGATATGGTGTTTCAAAATGATATTTGTTATATCGTCCCATTTAAGATATTGACATATCCATGCGAATGCCATTGGACCGACTCGATCAAATAGACCAAGAACACTATTACAGTGAGAACACAAAAGACCACGTTGTTTTCCAGTTCTATGGTCATGATCATCCTCGGAATAGAAACCAATGGTGGGAGGGTGGTTTGCAGTCTTCCTGGGATGATTGGGAACGCGGTCGACTGGATCACCTCGAGCGGCTTAAGCACCTGGAGGTCGCATGATCTCGCGGTGCATCTCTGCCTCCGCGAAAAATTATTCAAACCTGCCCTTAATACCTTTTACGGTTGCGTAAAAGCAATCAACCATTTTTCCAATCTCAGTCTTCACTCGGTTAGTTGGACACCACGAGTCCAGTTTTTGCTGGACAATAGGCAGCGACTCAGAAGTGAATTCCATGTGTTGATACCGAGGATTTGTGCTTGACAGTATTCCTCCGAGCCGAAAGAGGACGTCTTCTAACTCCCTCGAATGAGGGACCCCTCCCCTGGTAATGAAATAGAAATCCCTGAAATACTGGGGGTACTCTTCTGAGAGCTTCTTGAACCCAATGTATATGGCGTCACGTGAGATTGAGGGGAGCTTGTTGTTGTGGAAGGTCAGACCGAGTATGAGGTACACCAGATCCGTAGGCGAGAGTTGCCCCTGCGTTGTGCGTTTCGATCTCACGCTCCTGTTCATAGTGTCTCCTTTCCCAAAGATTAGTCGAGGCCGACAAAAAATGTATTATATCACAAGAGGGCTGGGTGGTCGAGTTTACCAATCCAAGACATCATTGTAGAACATCTTCTACACAAGTGTCTTTTTATTCCATCAACCTTCTTGGTGTCTCTAACTGTAGTTAATCTATCGCAAATCCAGCAAAGTTGTGTTTGAAACTCATCTGGTATATTGTATTTGACTTTATCTACCGTCTTCATAATTCTTTCCTACGGCTAAGCAGTGGAGTCCCAGGCGTCCCAGCAGTAAGTACTAACTGAAAGAATAAGCCCAGTATAAAATGATACAGTTAACGTCTCTTTCGTGTCAGGGGAGAACCGTACGAGCACATTTTTGCGTCGGTTGTGGTCGAGTAAACGATTCATGGCATGCGTTTGACATCCTGTGTATGCTGTTGGATGAAATGAAATGAGGGTGAATTCTTCTGTAGGTCTTTCAAAAAATCACTCACAACCTTGTCTATTAAAAGGTGTATCGTGAATTGTCGGAATGCCGTGTTTGCAAGATAATGTATTGCTCTTCTGTGCTTACCTGACATCCATAGACGTGCTGACATTCGGACCATATGACTCAACTGTTTATATTGAAGTTTAGTCATTAGTTATCCTTGTAGAAGACTTGATCTAATCTTCATGAGCAATCTACCAAGATAATTCTCACCAAGATCACCTTTACATGTTTACACAGACAACAACCCCAAAAGTTAGAGAGCCAACGATACTTACCTATGAATGGCCCTATTGATGATTGCATTTGTTACCTCCGAGATTTGCACTCTATACTTTGAGCGAACTCCAATGGTGTACAGCCGACTGAATCAGCATACATAGTACAAGCAATACAAACTGGAAAAGCTATATTACCAGGTGGTAAATATGCACCAAGTGTATTTCTTCCACAGCAAATGCACTGTCTCTCAGTGATGTGTGATCCTCTAATATACAGGTGTGACTTGTAATCGCGGTGAAGAACGGTATAAAATACAATCCCAAGGATCGGAGCAAGTATAATACAAATCAACAAAAGCATTTTCATCTCCTATGTAATACCAAAGAAGGTTGGTTTCAAACGAAAGTTGAACTCGGCATTGACCATCTTTATAAGTTTGTAGGTAGAATCCTGTGCATTACTGATGTATTCAGCGTAGGTCATATTTGTACCCTCAAATACATCAATATCATGCCTCAAAGCTTCGACCAGCATATATTTGAAATCAACCAAATCAAACTTATCGTTCAGTTTTTGTTTCTTGTGTATTGTAGGTGTAAAGTTTGGCTGTTTAACGGGTGGTACATAATCACATGTTTTGATTGAAGATTCTGAGTCATCATCATCAGCATCAGGTGCAAGAAAACTATAGTCAGGATGCTTTTCTTCTGGCTCAGGTGCAGGACGAATGTTAACAACAAAACCACAGTTTGAACACAAGAAACTCCTTGTTTGATTATCCAAGTTTTGCATTGGATCGAGTATATTACCACACTGCAAGCAGAAGAGTTTCATATTATACCTATAAAATAACCTCCCCCGCATGGTACGAGGGAGGTATCGGAGGGGTGATGATGTCAACTCGGCACACTCACACTGATAGTGATTCTCTCTGGCTTACCGAGCACTTCAAAAGCTGTGTTCTGTAGGTACAAGGAAGTTGTAACCTGATCGCTGTCATCCTCAGACCTGTATCGAACACAGGATTTGCACTTCTTGTCAACCTTGAGAGTAGTTGTTGCAACCTTTGTAACTTCTTTCGCTGCTGGCATCTTACTTCCCTTTCTCGATTGGGGCATCCTCATTGAGGAAATGTCCACTGTTCTTATTGATACATACCTGAGAACAACACAATTGCCCATTAGTTGGAATGAACTTGTTACCACAGACTGGACACACCTTTTGTACTAATTGGTCATTATTGATTCCTCCTATTTCAGTTTGATGTATAGTAAACAATAGTTGAGAATCTTCCATCATACCTCCTAATAAGTGGGTTTCCTGCTTCCCATCCAGTGCTTGGCATCAAGTTGTACCTTGATGTGGTCACTCCAGACACTGGTAGGGAAGGAGGAACATCGTGCTCATATTATTCCAGTGGGGCGTAACCCTTGATTAGCCGCAGCTTCATCAGAAAGAGTATACGCCCCACGTTGCAATCTGGGTGCACAATCTACTGGATTTAGTTCACAGTTCGAGTTGTGCACCACAGTGGAGGAAGGGAGTCTACTGGTTCCTGTACTTGTTCTTGTACCAAGCCAGATGGTGACCATCAAAAGTCGTATCGGGTTTGGCCTTCACTGCAACCGCCTTTGCCTGTTCGAGCTTGACCTTCTCGACTCCGACCTTGGCAAACAGCTCGAAAATGGCTTTGGACACAGCACCTCGCTTTGTCTTGCCACTCTTTCCATCCTTGATACCCTTGACATCCTTGGTTTTCTTGGTATCCTTATCCTTATCCTTATCCTTTTTGATGAACTTACTCATCTGACACTCCTAAAACATGCTTGATGGGTGAACCACCTGCTGCTGGTGGTTTACTATCGATTGATGTGTTGGGGGGATTCTTACATGTTTTGCAGACATCACTACCTCTACTGAAGCAAGTAATGTCTAAAGTCCACCCACATGCAGCACACACTTTACGCCTGATCCACTTACCACCCGCTCTTAACATTGGTCACCTGTCATCTGGCTTCAATACCTGTATTTCAATCCTCCTGATATAAAATGCAGGACACTGTTGCTTATTCTTTCTGTCACGGTTAAGATTCATCTTCCTACATGAACCTTCACACTTACCACCAGAAGCACACATTTCCGTACGATCCATAGCCTAAACCTTTCTTTTGAGTTTTCCCTTCTTCCACTGGTTGAGATACCAATTGTAATGATTTTTGTTGAATGGTGAGGTGGCTTTGACTGCAATAACCACATCATGCATTTCTTTGTAGGTTGGAACCTTCTTACCTTTGCTTTCAAGTAAATCAACTACTGCATTGGTTACTGAACCTTTACGGAGTGTAGGTTTTCGTGTAGTAGGATTAGAACTAGGATCAGTGAGTGCTCGTTTGGCATCCATGATGCACCAGCATTGAACACACAATTGATTGGATATGCCGTTCAATGCATTCATGGCTTTATTACTACACCCTGGAGTGATGCATCTTAGATAGTCAATATCGAGTGAACTGGTACCATACTTGTGAGAGATGGGACCAATATCAGATTCTGCATCCGCATGTTTGGAATGCTTGAGTCGAAACTTACTGGCATTCATAATTTACCCTTTCACTTGTCAAAGAACACTGTGGCAAATAAAGATATTCAATCGACACAATACCTAATAGGTATAATCGACACAATGCCTAATAGGTATATTTCGCCGTAGTTAACATTCGACGGTGATCTCAGATCACTTTCAGGGGATGCAGACCTGCGAACGATTATAATGGAAGCTGGTCTAAGATTATATGGACTTAAGAAGCAGGACCAAGTAAGGTCAGCTCGGCACATATAATCTATCCAGTTAATCCCTCCCTATCTTCTGCACCGATAGGGGTTATCGTCCCTCAGCCGATTGAATATCTTTAATTGCCAAAGAGCGTTCATTATGACAGTATTATAACACATTGGGAAGTTATTGTAAACAAATAAATTATGGAAAGAGTCAAAAATTAGTCAGTTATTAGTAGACTCTGGTTCTGTGTGTATTTAATCATCTTTGATACCATATTTGGTGTACCTGTTATAACAACTATGAAGTGGAAATATATGGTGCCAAAATCAAACTTATCATGTTGATTAAATCTTAATCCAATATAAAATGGGCAATATCCGAAAGATTTGATAGGAGTTCTGCCAACTCCAGCCCCTCTCAATTTAATTTTGATTTCAACTATAGCAGCATCGAATATGTTAGTAGGTGGTTGTCTATTAACCCAGCTATTGATGAAACTTGGAACATGTATTGGTATATCATAGAACTGTGATGCTTGAACAATAACGTGGGTAGTATAGTTTGATCTACTCATAGCGTTCTATACCTATCAAGTTTGCGAGACGATTTGAATTTTACTGGAGGACAATAACTTTTGAATAGATCAAGATCATCTATTATTTCAGCGGTTTCATCATCCAACGTATATTCGAGTGAACGACCTCCTTGAATTGAACCAACACGAATCTCTAATATCCTAAGTATCGAAAGATCTTCAAGAATTTGACTTACTGAAGTTCTACCTAAGCCTGTTCTCAGTGTAAATTCTCTGCTGGAAAACCACACACGTTTACCGTTATCACCATCAACAGATAATTTACGTGCTACATATAAGGAATATGTCGTGAGTTCAGGTACAGAACAAAGTGCCATGTACAAAGTTATGTCTAAGTGCTTTCTTTTGACAGTAAAATCACCCTGAATAATCGATAGTGCAATGGCAGCTTGTGTTAACTGCTGAACAAGTCTACCACCACCTTCTTGTCTTGGAAGGGTAGTAACATGTTTGCCTGAAACATCTCTGAGAACATGGGTGCGCAGTCGAGCCAAGAAGTTAGAGCATAGAATCAAATCTTTGTTGATACTTGTTGGTAGATTAACCTCGTCAATGTTAACAGCTGGCATTTTGTCGAGGAACTTATGAACCTTCATTCTGATCTTATCATATACTACAGCATGTGCACCAGAAAGTAGGTTTTCAGAAGCACGTTTTGTTAAAGCACCAGGGTCAGGAATTTGTAATCGGAAATTGATATATCTTTCACCAAGTGCTTGTGTATACTGGAAATATCTATCAATGACAGGTGTGGCAGCAACCAATATATTAAAGTGTGCTTTGGCTTCGACAACTTCCTTGATATTACCAAATGACTTAGAAATTTTACCGTCATATGCTCGACGTAGAACTGCTTGAATGATATTACGGTCTTCAGGACGTTGTTCCATTAATGTAGATTCATCTGATATGACGACAACCTTACCATCGAACTGAGGAATCTTAGATGGATCTTCACCGCGACCTCTATATCCTGACATCAAACTTTTGGGTGTCAACTCATCGAGGGAAATAGAAAGTTCATGTTCATCAAGGAGTGAGATGTGGGCAGATTTGCCAGATGATGACGGTCCTATGATACGGACCCAAGTTGGAGATGATTTCCATTGGAGTGTTATATACGGTATCAAGATGATCTGTCCAAGCCATGAATCTACAAGTGTTCCATAGTAAAAGTACCTACTGAACTGCTCTTGCAGATCCAAAAACCTAGATTTCACATGTCCAGTATCCATAGACTTCCAGGTCATATTCAAAATAGAAAGGCAGGAGAGACCGAACTGAATCAAATCGATCTCTCCGCCTTAAATCCATTCAATCCTAACTATTAACTCAAGGTACTGTTAGAGGTCCATCTCATCGATGATGGCCTTGGCGAGATCATCATCTTCCTCATAGTCCGTATCATCGGCATCAACCTTGAGCTCAAACTTGCCAATGAGCTTTATCATCTCCTTGCGCTTCATCTTCTTGATTTCCTTGGCAGAGGGTTTCTCTTCTTCCTCTTCTTCCTCTTCAGCCTTTTCTTCCTTGTTCTTGTCTTTGTTCTTTTTGTCTTCCTTATCAGTCTCTTCAACAGACTCGACAAGGTCACGGAAGTAGATGTTGATATATTCGTCATTCTTTACTGCGGCACCTTGAACGCACAATCCTTGAGTTTCCTCAAGCGAATCACCCAGATCATCGACTGAATCAGGGATATTTACCTCAAGCAACTCAAGGTCACCCTGCAAGAAACTCAGTCCATCTTCAGTCTCAATACCAGACCAACGATTGACCTTCTTGCCTTCAAGATCACCATCAACAACTGTCAAAGCCCACTTAACCTGAAGATTGCCAGCCTTGGATTCCTCGATTGTGGCTCCATCGATGCGGAAGATGTAATCACCCGGAGGAAGTGGTGCTCCTGCATGTCGTGGTTCAGCCTTCTTCCAGGACTTGTTGAGAGCACTCAAACGATCTGCAAGACTTTCTTTCTTTGCCATACTCAGTTTGCTCCTAATGAAAAGGTTTGATTGATACTGTACTAACTACAAGACGAGAGCTGGTTGGTGCATTCCACCCCCTTCCTGACTATCGTCATCTTCTTCATCTTCATCTTCATCTTCATCTTCATCTTCATCTTCATCTTCTTCCATGTTTTCTTCTACATCTTCATCCTGATCTGACTCCAATTCTGGACCAGGTGCTGTTTCAAGCTCAAGCTCAAGCCCTGTAATAGCTCTACACCGCATACTAATCTCCTTTCCGAAATGCTCTAATGATTTTGTCAACGAGTTCTTGCTCTGTTTTGAACGGTATAACTGAAGGAAGTCGATGCGTCCTATCTCCAGCATCTTGGTCTTCCGTTGGTTTAGTAAATACACACCGAGTAACACCAGGTTCGAGGTCAAGTTTCTGTCTGTCAACTTTTTTGACGTACGTCATGTGGAGAATAATATCACTCAAATTGTTGATGAAGTGATAACAAGTTTTAGGAATAGAAGGTGTAGACTTTGTAATCTTCATACTCCTACTTATTACCTCACGATCTTGCTCATGACAGACAAACGTAATCCCAGGACCAAGTGATACAAGTCTACCTACCCAATGTGCAAACTCATCGCCGAATGCTTCCCAACCTTTGCCCCACTCCTCATCGCTGGGGTGTGAAGTACCTGATCTACCACAAGTGTAGAGCATGCAGAACTTAGCAAGATTATCTGCAGTATCTACAGCCCAGACTTTGACAGTAGCAATCAACTTCGGACTTTTCTCCATTTTCTTAACAAACTCAATGAAGGTAATCCAGTTGGGTATGTATGTCTTCCTGACATCGAGAACCTTATAACCAGGTTCAGTGGGTAAGAAGTACACACCAGGAAATTTACTCATGGTAGTACTCTTGCCAATCTTTGGAGGACCATAGAGGATGGTGATCACATCCTGAAATCTGGTACCCTCAATACTTGATTGCTCCTCAAAATCAATATCTGCTGGCTCTGCATCATATGCCTGTGAAGCAAGCGAGTCGGACTTCTTACCATTTGTAGGTCTGGTTGAACTTTTCTTGGAACCGTGTTTTGAGAGATATTTACTCACAATGATTCTCCAGTTTGAACTGTTAAAGAGGTATGACCTTTGCCGATAGTATCGATATCATATAACGGTAATGGATTCCCTGCGTTATCATGATTACAGGCTACTATCATTGCTGCATATTCTGCAGTTTTATTTCGGAACAAAGCATGATGTCTATTATACTCACCCTCGGGGTATCTTGTTTCGAGTTTGGCCCTATTGACACGAAGAACCATCTCAAATGCTTCTTCGACTGTGATATGGTATAATCGTGCAATAGCCATCAATCCGAGTGTTTGATAATACCAGAGATCACCAAACTCCTCCATGATTTCAACAAGTCTGATCTCTTGTGCATAAAACATCGCGGACTTGCAAATCTTGTTGAGCTCTCCAGCCTCATCAACTATACCCATTATAGCATGGAGAAATTGAGCATCGATAGGATGAACTTTCCACTGTTCAACCTTTGATACCACATCAACAGACTGCTGAACATGTTGTTTGAGTGACTTATTCATAGGTCTCTATCTCCAGGTATTTCTTGTGTATCAAGAAAACTTACTGGACCATTTTCTTCCTTAGAAACAACTGCCTCAAGAACAGTTATTGTACATTTACAATCAGAACATATATATTTCTTGAAAGTAAACATACCACAGACACCGTTTAAACATTCAGACATATCAACCATAATACCTGTAGAAACTGGTAACTTTGCAAGCAAAATGTTATGTTGGCACTGCATTAGTCTTTCTCTCTTTTAATTTTTGAAACTGATTTAGTTAATGCACGAGTCTTATCCAATTCACGGTCTTCAAGGTCATATCTTAATTCTCGTTGTTTGAATGCTTTCATGTACAACGGATATTTTTTACAATTGGCGCACAATCTGAAATATGGGCATATACCAAAGTTGAAGCACTGACGATCGTTACGTGGCCAATTATATGGGTCAAGAAGTTGAGTTGTTGTAAGATAACTATACTTTGAGAACAAATCAAATGTGATGCCTTCAATATCTTGAAGTACATCGTTGGTAGCCATCTTACCAAATCGATGTTTATAGTGAATATAATACCAATCTGCTCTGGCTTCCAGGTCAGCGCGTAACCTATCGAGAAATTCATCTGGTGTTTCAGTTTTCTTGACTTGAATCTGTGGTTTACGGAATACAAGATAGTGGCATGTACTGAACGATGGACGACCACTCTTTAACATACCGGCTTTGTACCCGTTGATTTGTTTGTCGAACTGCAAATGGGCAAAGTATTCACTGTTCAAAGACTGGGAAGATGCACTCTTGATCTCAAACATTGTATCTTCATGATCTGCCTTACCTTCGCCGTCAAGAGTACCAGTGAAGATTATAGGTGATTGTGATAACTCAACACTAAACTTCGACTCAGAAGCAGTTATCTCAACCGATTTGATATATTTCAATCTAACTTTAGCCCAAACTGTAACTATGATTTCCAACATCTTCAGTTGAAAATCTACTTCTTCACTTACCCCTGGTGTCAATAACTGGTCTTTCAGTTCTTCCTCGTGTTTGACACGCATAGCCTTGATGGCTTTATCAATCGATTTTGTGGCAAGAACTACTTCAACTCCTTCCCCAAGAACAGAACCCCACCAAAAGTTAGTATTAAAACCTTTGGGTATCATGTTCAATACATACATCCAAAAATAATACCGTGAGCAGGATGTAGCCTGGAGTTTGTGGACATTTACCACTAATAGTTTTGTCGAAGGGATGATAGGAGTCACTCTAGTCTATCCTTAATATCAACATCGTTACTGGAACTTATCCACACACCTGTACCATGGTCTCTTGCTACGATCTCAAATCGATAATGCCGAAAATTCTTCCTTGCCTTGATGATTTGTATAGCAAGTTTGGTTATCAACGGTATAAGTATGAACAAAAGTTTTGATAGATTACAATCTATACCGTGTAACATATCCATACAGGAATTATAGGTAGCTTCCAATTCCTGAGGAATATAGATTGTACCATATCGCTTTTTATTCTTCTTATACATCTGGTGTTATCAAATCATTGTAGTTTAGTATCAATTTGTCACGATCATTGAAGAATTTGTATTCTTGGTTACACCCATTTGAATCTTCCCATCTTGGTGCAAGTATTAACCCACAAAAGTTAGTTTCATGCAGGATGGTAAGATCTATATTCATCATGAGTTTATGCAGACCCATAAGATCATTACGACAATGGCGAAGAAATTGAACTGAAAGTGATTGCACAAGATGGGATTGAACTATAGGTGAAAATATAATCCAACCCGATTCAATCAATCTAATTGTACGACGAAGACAAAGTTGGAAGTTAGCTTCCTGAATCAGGTATCTTTCTGGTATATCATCGTAACAGGTATATGGGTGAGCAAAATACCATAGACCGTTTTCTTTCAAACCACCACTGATAACCTGTTTTAGTAATTCATTTGCCATTTTTACCTCACATTCCTGCATCTTCATTATAATATGGTTCTAACGCAACGGTTTGTCTCTCTATCTTGGTCACACGTTTTTCAAGTGTTTCGATATTGATCTTAGGTTTGATATGATCGTCGGATGAAATATGAAGTCGACTTTCAATCCACATTGAAATCTTAACTCCAGTAACTGAACCAAACATTGTTCCGATACAATACCATGGGAACAGTGTCATGGTCATATTGCTCGTTACCAAAGATCGGAAAGTTAGGTACCAAACTGCATTGGAGAAGAATGCAGCAACCAAGTGGTATTTAATTGATGAACGATTACGACTTCTGCTTACAACAGAGAATGATATATTCTGAGCATAAGCTAAAAGCATCAATGAGATTGAACCGATAAGATATTCTATCATTTTAGGAGGTCCTTTGCTACCTGCCCGAAAATCTTCTCTTGTGCTTTACGGTCACGATTAATGTCTTCCAACTTCTCAATACGTTCAGTTAGGCAAACAGTAAGAACTAGTTGGACAAATATACACAGGATAATAAAAGTTAACATTGTTTTTCTTCCTCCTTTACTCTTGTAGTGAATTGACACATCAGCCCATCGTTTTCTGACCAAATGAACGAAGCACTTGCTCGATTCTTCTCGACAAAGCCCAT